TGGAAAAGGTGTTCGGCAAATACGACAAGACAAAGTGCAAATACCGCAAGGAAAAGCACATCACTGACATGGTGGATGCAATTGGGTACAGCGGTCAGACCGCCCATGTGATAATCAATTACAGGGCGGTCAACCGCACCTTTGCAATCCCTGCCAGCAAGGTTCTGGCGTTCCGTTACAACGAGAGCCGCAAGAGCATCCCTTGGCAGTGGGCAGAGCAAGAGGGGATAGAGGTCGAAGCGAAAAGGCTGCGTGTTCATTGGCGATATGACGTGGATGGGCTGCTAAAGAGATTGGAGAAAGAACATGGCATTGATATGTAATAGGTGTGGTGAAATGTTTACACTTGAGGAATATAACAAAATGAAGAACAAACTTGAGGTTCGGCCAATAATCGGTGGAGAAGAAGGATGGAGCGTTCTTCTTTGCCCCTCTTGCATGGCAAAGCTGAACGACTGGCTCTCTCGCCTTGAAGAAAAGGAGAATAAAAATGGCTGAATATCATGTTGGATGTGGATTGTTTGGAAATATTTATGCCGGAACTTATGCGCCGCCCCGCAAGGATGGTTTACAGGCATGGCGTAACAAGTCGGAGGTGACAAGCGAAGCTGTCGAAGCGGTTATGGGGCATTTCATCACGGAAATGGAACGTGACAGCAAGACAAAGCTCGAAAAGGTGTGGGGCGTTATTGGAAACAAGAAGCTAAAAGTTACATTCGAGCTTTCCGCCAATAAGGAGCAGTCGGATGAATAAATTTGGAAACTGCCCTCTATGCGGGAAGCAGGTCAAGTCAACCAACCTCCGCAAAATCGCACGGCCGAATCAGTTGTACGGATTCCGCATGGCACTGGATGGCATCACTGCCACATGGGGCGCACTGATTCAGAACCTTCGGTGCGATGCAGACCTGACCGATGAACAGGTGCAAAAAATTATCCGCATTGGTGACAGGTACTGGGAGATGGTCGGAAAGTTCAAAGAAGAGGACATGACCCCTGACGAGTTCGCAGATTACATCACCGCAAAGTCAGAGCAGGTCGAAAAAGAGCTGAGGGAAAGGTGGAGCTGATGGATAAGGAACAGCTTGCCATCACACGGTTGCAGGACGCTGCACGGCTGTCCGAGCATCGGTACAAGAAACCGCTGATGGTCACATACTCTGGCGGCAAGGATTCACAGGTGCTTGTGGCTCTAGCTGAACGTGCAGGAATCAACTTCGAGGTGGTCAACAGTCACACCACAGCAGATGCGCCGGAGACGGTCTATTTCATCCGTGAGCAGTTCAAGGCGATGGAAGAGCGTGGAATCAAATGCTCCATCGTCATGCCACGATACAAAGACAAGCCTGTGTCCATGTGGACACTGATTCCGCAAAAGCTGATGCCGCCGACAAGACTTGTGCGGTATTGCTGTGCTGTTCTCAAAGAAAATACTGGCCGCGATAGATTTATCGCTACCGGCGTTCGCTGGGCCGAATCCACAAACAGAAAGAAAAACCGAGGAACGATGGAGTTTAGCCATCGTGACAAGGAAAAGCGCATCATCCTTATGGGAGACAATGATGAAAAAAGGAAGCTGTTTGAGACCTGCAACCTTAAGGGCAAGATGACCGTCAATCCGATTGTGGACTGGTCTGACGATGATGTGTGGGACTACACGCACAGCGAACACTTGCCAATCAATCCGCTGTATTGCGAAGGACAGAAGCGTGTTGGCTGCATCGGCTGTCCAATGGCCGGTAGGGGGGGGCAGACAGCGTGAGTTTATACGCTGGCCAGCCTACGAAAAAATGTACATCTCGGCGTTTTTACGAATGCTTGATGTCAGAAAAGCAAAAGGATTGCCGTGCGACTGGCAGACCGGCATGGACGTGTTCCGCTGGTGGATGGAAGATGACAACATCAGCGGTCAGTTGAGCATGGACGATTTGATGGAGGATAACAATGTTTGATTTTGAAAGTGAGCTTTTTGGATTTATGAATCAACGCCCTCGTTATGAACGAGAGCTGAAGGAAGATACCGTAAATGGCTATCACATTGACACTTGCGCTGTTGACGATAGGGATTGGAATTACGAAACGGCGATTCAACACGAACAATTTAGGGGTGGAGAGTGGATTGTTGTTCGAGGATATGACAGCAAAGAGGAAGCAGAAGCCGGGCACGATATGTGGGTAAAGAACGCAAAAGCTGGTTTCCAAAAGCTATACGATGTATTTGAAGAAAAGATTTATCCAAAAGAAAAGGAAGAAGAAAAGCCGGTTCACTTCATTTTGACCTATTCTTGCGATAGATGCGTGACCTCCATGAAGCATGAAGCGTACATGACAAAGAAAGAGTTTCAAGAAGAAAGGATTTGCCCATTTTGCGGAGGAAAACTTCACATGAAAGAATTTGAGATTATGAACAGGTGGTAACGATGATGTTTGAATTTGCAACTCGCTGGCTGGTCTGCCTAGTCCTGCTGGCGGTGGTGGTTCAGTCCGAACGGACAATCAAAGGCATGGTAGACAACCTGTTTGAAGAACGTCAGGCAATGTTTGTCTGGCTGTTTGTCAACGTGTGTCTGGCCGTTTGTACGGTTGTTGTGATGGGGTGGAAATGATGATTCAGGATATCAACATGGTAGGGCGTGAAAGGCTTGCTTTTCTGTATGGTCTTTATAGTGGCTGTGCGAAATCCGAAACTGAGCTTAATATCAAAGGCATTTATCAGGAAATGGCTTCCGAGTTAGCTTGGTGTTTGGGATTCAACGAGAACTACAGCAAATGTTATGAGATGAACGGGGAATAACCAATGGACAACGAACTTTACTGCCCGATGAAGATGACTAGCAATCCGCTTGGTCGGTGCGTATGCGAGAAAGAAAAATGTGCATGGTGGCGGCAGTTGGACGGTTGCTGTGCAGTCTGGCAGATTGCATGGAAGCTGGACAACATCGAAACGAAGATGAAGAGGTGAGAGTATGAAAAAGCGGATTTACCTTATTCTCGAAACCGAAGCGGACGAGGATGACAAGAGCATCCGTAGCGATATTGAGCAAGAACTTGGAATGGCTACGCATTATTTCAAAACCTGTTCTTATAGCGAAATCGGGTTTGAGGGCTTGTGGAGAAGCACATTTGAGCAACCGCCTAAGAAAGAAGATGCAGATGAAAACGGCTATGTGATGGCGATTGCTGGGCCGATCACAAAGTCCGATTGCGTAGGTTATCCATATAAGTGGTTGTGGAATGGCGTTGCAAAGCATCCATATGCATACCCTGTTTGGAAGCCCATCAAGGAGGTCTGACACATGGCAACACCCCCGAAGCGTGGTCGTGGCAGACCGCCGTTGACCGAAGCGGAAAAGAAAAAGCGTGAGAAGCGGGCGCAAAAGGCGAAAGAAGAAGCCGCTGCGAAGCGTGAGAAAGAGCGAGAGAAGAAGAAACAACAGATGCTTAACAAGCGGAAATCTATCCGCTCACAGGTGAGTAAAAAGGTGAAAGAACAGCAGGAGTTAGCAATCACGAGGTCTAAGATGCTGAATACGGGCGATTTGCAGTCAAGAATCGGTGGCGAAGAGGACAAGAAGATCATCGGCATGATTGCAGCCAAGTATTTTGGCGACCTTCCGAGCGTGGACATGAACAACCCGATTGAAGTGCAGCAACGTCTTGACTTCTTCTTTGACGCTTGCATCGAAGCCAGAATCTCCCCTGTGGTCGAATGGATCGCACTGGTGCTGGGCATCGAATGGGTGAGCCTGAAACAGATTATGGCTGGCAAACGCCGTGATGATAGCTTGCAGCAGAAGTACATCTTAAAGCTGATTCTGCAAATGCAGTCCATGTGGGCATACAACGGTATGTACGGTCAGGAGAACCCGGCAGAGTGGATTTTTCGAGCCAAAAACTACTTTGGTATGCGCGACAACGTGGAAGTCACCGTTGCACCGCCTGAACAGCCGTTGGGCGATGCACAGAGCGCAGAGCAGCTCGCTCAGAAGTACCAGACGGCTTTGCCGAATGGGATTGACGTGGAGTACAGAGAGGTGGAGGAAAAATAAAATGAGCAGTTCCGTAGAATATGCAAAATCAGAACTTGCACGTATTACGAAAGACGGAGACGGGTTGCAGAATGCAATCAATAAGAACATCCTTGACATTATTGAACTTTTTGCAAGTCAAGGCCATAGTGGATTTACCGCTGGATATGCAATGTCTATTCTGGAGCGACTTTTACGCTTCAAGCCGATTACTCCGCTGACTGGCGAAGATGATGAATGGGTTAATGTGTCAGACGAAATGGGGCAAAGATGTTTCCAAAATAAACGATGTTCAAGCGTGTTCAAGACCACTGATGCACAAGGTAACACGATTGAAGTACATGACATTGACGCAATCGCTTATTCCGACAACGGCGGTCTTACGTGGTTTACAAGTAGTCGCTTTCGCAAAAACGTGACGTTCCCCTATGATCCACCTACGCACCCGGAAAAAATCTATATCGAATACACGGAAAATGTTCCGCTTGGCTGGTCTGGCGACAAGTATGAGATTATTACTGACGACAAGGAACGTATCGAAGCGTTGAGAACTAAGATGCAGAAGAAATTTGATGAAAAGGAGCGCTAATGCAAACTGACAGAGGAATCTACCACAAGCGAGTATGTGACCGCTGCGGAGCGGTTCTGGGCGGCAGGATGATGAACGCTGACGAATATTTCAAGGACTGGGCGTGGCGCAGGGACACAGGCGACTTGTGCCCAGAGTGCTATGCAGAGTATAAACGAGTGATCGGGCGGTTCAACAGGGGAAAGAGAGGGCAAAGAAGATGACAAGATGTTCTGTATGGCGTTGTAAGCAGTGTGGAGCGATTATCTACAATGCAAAAGATGCAAAAATTCCTGACAATGCGTTTGATGAACTTTTTGGCCTTGAGACTATTTGCAACAATTTAACGGGTTTTAGCCTGCCAACAGTCAAATGCACGCACAGATGCGACGCGCAGACCATCGGTCTGTGTGAGTTTATCGGTTGGAGGAAGCAAGAATGATTTACTGCACCACCGAACATTGCTCTTGCATGGGCATCAAGCAGTTCTCCGCTGGTAAGGCTATCCGATGCACAGCAGAATCCTGCAAGAACAAATCTGAGCCATCCTGCGGCTCTTGTAAATAGTACGCAGAGCCAGAGGGCGTGTGTGTAAACGACCAGTCGGAACACGTTGCAGACTTCGTGTGGGATGAACGTGGATGCAAGGAATGGGAGAAAAAAGAGAATGAGCTATGATATTTCGCTGTGCGACCCCGTAACGCACGAAACGCTTGAAGTGGATGATACGCACTTTGTTGCTGGCGGTACTCGTTCCATTGGAGGAACAAAGGAACTGTGGCTTAATATCACATATAATTATGGAAAGTACTTTCGTCGTGATGATGTGTTGGGTAGCAATGGCATCCGCTCCATCTATGGCAAAACGGGCGCAGAGAGCATCCCAATGCTTGAAAAAGCTATTTCTGCGCTAGGTGACGATGTAGACGACAGCGACTACTGGCACGCCACAGAGGGCAATGCCAAACGCGCCTTGTACGGTCTGCTGACGTTTGCAAAGATGCGTCCTGACGGCGTATGGGACGGAGATTGAAAGGAGAAAAGCCGATGGAGGTCAGACCGATTGATGCTAACGCATTAAAGCGATACTTTTCCGATGAACAAATGAAGTGTGTTAGCGTGGATGAATTGGATTACACGCTCAATGCCTTGACGTATGATGTGCTTGAAAGCGTAATCAAAGCTATTGATAACGCACCGACTATTGAGGTAAAAGGCAATGGCTAACACGCTCTGGCATCCAGCGAGCGAACAGCCACGAGAGCGGACGCAGCCTTTGTTGCTTGCGACTAAGACAACGTGGCGTGATAAAGATGGAAAAATGTTGCAAGGAATTTCGCCGACAGCATACTTTCTTGGCTGTTACGCAGACGGTCAGTTCTGGGATGAGATAGGCGAGAGACTGCCGAAAGATGTGACGGTAACGCATTGGATGGCGTTTCCGATGGTATGAGGTGAGAACATGAACCAATGGATTAGTGTTGAAGATAGACTTCCTGATGTTCCGAAGGACGATTACATGAGCGATTATGTTCTTGCTTACGATAAAAAGGCTGGGATTTGGGTTGCATTTTTTTGCTCTAGCGGCTATTGGTGTGAAGCAAGGGAATGCGGGTCTTTTGAAAATGTCACCCATTGGATGCCTATGCCAGAACCACCAAAGGAGGCTTGAGTATGACGAACAAAAAGTTTGGCATCATTATTATGGATTTGAGCTTTTTCGACTTTGGGCCGAAACCGCCTTGTGGGTATATCAAGACGAAGCATATTCGCCCAGCTTACGGCAAAGGCGCAAGGCCTGTCAAGGCGCATAAGAGAATCACGAGAACGAGAGAGGGATTTAGAAAATGACAGAACTCAAAAGATGCCCGTTCTGCGGTGGGAAAGTTGCCATTGCCGAAACAGGCGACCATTTGACAAGCTGGATGTCCATAACAAGAGGAAACTGCAAGAATGGATGCAAGTGCCGGGTATTCATGGAAAGCAAGCTATACAACTCTGATTGTTCCGAAGCTGATAAAGAAAAGATTAAAAAAGACCTTATCGAAGCATGGAACAAACGCTACAAAGAGGACTGAGCATGGAGCAGGAACACAAGCCGAGAACATCAATGATTCTTCTGCTGGAACACGTTCATGCGATGGACGAGCTGACAGACGAGGAATTTGGAGCATTTATCCGCAACTATGCGCAGTATGTTGAGACTGGGCATGAGCCAGCATACGATAACGACCGTGCTATGCGGATGCTCTGGAAAGTCGTTAAGGCGTTCGATGATATGAACGTGCAGAAGATGGAAGAACGTGATAGACGTAGACGAGAAGCAAACAAGAAAAATATAAATAAGCGTTGGAATGATAAAAAATACGAAAGCATACCAATGGTATCACAGGATACGAATGGTATAAATGGTATACCAAACATACCAACTGATACGAATGGTAGCTTATCTGTATCTGATTCTGTATCTGAATCTGATAAAAAAGAAAAATGTGAAAAGAAAAATACCAACGAAGTAAAACGCTTCAAAGCGCCTACTATCGAGCAAGCCAGAGAATACTTTTCCGATAAGGGCTACATGGAATCAGAAGCAGAGCGGTTTGTTGACCACTTCACGGCAAATGGTTGGAAGGTCGGTAAATCTCCTATGAAGGACTGGAAAGCTGCTGCACGGAACTGGATGCGTAACGTGAAGGACTGGAATGGTGGCTATCAGCAGACAATGGCTGAATTGCCTGACGAGGGAGACTTTCTGCGGTGAATATTGAAAATCAGACCCAATACATCCTGCTGGGGGCAGTCCTCACGTTCTCGGAATACGCCGATGTGCTACAAGACCTTAAAATCGACGATTTCTGCCCTGAACTGCGTGATACATTCGCTGCCATTCGTGGTTATTGGGAACACAGTGACAAATGGAACCCGGTAGAAGTCATGGGGCGGTACGATAACTGCAAGAAAGCAATGGGTGAATGTCTGGATGCCTTCGGCGCAGAGTTCATCCGAAACGTCACCCATGATATGATGCTTGGATGGGCTGGAATCGTCAAGGAACAGGCAGCGTTGTCCAGAGCCAGAGAGATTGCGTTCAAAATCGTTGATGGCTCGACCAGATACGCAGACCTGACGGGCATTTATGAGCAGTTAGGCGAAGCTATTAACCTGCACAACGAGAGAAGTGATTTTATTCCGATGTGCGATGGTATAGACAGCTACATCCGCAGACTGGATGATAAGCCGGAGTATATTAGCACAGGGCTTAAAGTGCTGGATAACAACTTGCATCTTGTGCTGGGCAATTTCGTTGTGATCGGTGGCAGACCGTCTGCTGGTAAGACTGCTCTATCCCTGCAACTTGCCTGTGAAATAGCCAAAAACGGACGTAAGGTGGCATATTTCAGCCTAGAGACAGACCCAGACACACTCTACTCTCGTATTATCGCAAACCAGCTAGGTGTACCGCTGCACACGGTTAAAAACAAGACCGTCAGCATTGACGAACTTGACCGACTGGCAGCCATCAAGAAATATCCGCTATTCGTCCGCTCTGCCGCTGGTAAGAGTGTTGGATGGATTAGAACGCAGTCCATCAGGATGCAAGCCAAAGTGGTTTTCATCGACTATTTGCAGCTTATCCATCAAGCCGGAGCGAAAGACCGATACAGTGCCGTCACGGAGATTAGTATAGCGCTGCATGAGTTTGCACAGTCCACGGGAACACTGGTGGTAGCACTTGCACAGCTCAATCGAGAGACCGCAAGAGCAGGCATCCCACCGACTGCCGCAGACTTGCGAGAATCCGGGCAAATCGAGCAGGACGCAGATGCTATTATCCTGCTGGCACAGAAAGTGAAAACGCAAAAGAGACCAGAAGAGCACTATCACTTTGCGCTTGAGAAGAACAAAGAGGGCAACGTGGGGTCACTGGACATCACGTTCCAGATGGAGACGCAGCAGTTCAAAGAATGCGTGTGGATGTAACGAGAGGAGAATAAATATGAAATACCGCAAGAAGCCAGTTGTTATCGAAGCATTCAAGCTCAATGCACGAGGACTTGTTGGAGAAGATTGGTTCTGGGATGCAGTAAGTAGCAATGATATTATCACGCATGATTTCGGAAAGTTTTACGATGACCCTGCGTGGTGCGAGATTAAAACGCTTGAAGGGACTATGATTGCGAGAACAGGCGATTATATCATTCGTGGCGTAAATGGCGAAATCTACCCGTGTAAACCTGACATTTTCGAGAAAACATACGAAGCGATTGAGTGATAGTAGCCTAGCATCGCTTCTGCGCTCATATCGTCACAGTAGAATAGGCAAGAAAAACAGATAACAGGGTCTGGACGATAAAGTTACCGTCTGAACCCAGCAAATATTTTTCGCTACACAAAATACAGGAGAAATATGAAAATTGGATTGATTGACGTAGATGGGCACAACTTCCCAAACCTTGCATTGATGCGGATTTCAAGCTATCACAAGGCAAAAGGGGATGAAGTAGAATGGTGGTGGAGTGATTTTATCCACTATGACATTGTGTACATGAGTAAGATTTTTTCAGACGTGTACAGCCCTGACGTGCCAGAGCCATTGAACGCTGACAAGGTGATTAAAGGCGGCACAGGATACGCGATCCGCACAGTGGACGGAAAAGAAATATTCGATAAATCGAAAGACGTTGATTTGCCGCCTGAAATCGAAAAGTCTTTCCCCGATTACAGCATTTACCCACAGTTCCCGTTTGCAGTCAGCATGACAAGTCGTGGATGCCCTAGAGGGTGTTCCTTCTGTCATGTTGCAGCAAAAGAGGGAAGATGTGCCGTAAAAGTGGCAGATGTAAGCGACTTTTGGTGTGGTCAGGACGAAATCAAAGTTTTAGACCCGAACATCACAGCTTGCAGAGAGAAGCGTGACCTCATGCAGCAGTACATTGACACTCACGCCAAAATCGACTTTACGCAAGGTCTGGATATTCGCTTGTTGAATCAGGCTGACATTGAGGACATCAACAAGATGCGTATTGGCACGCTACATTTTGCGTGGGATAACCCTAACGATGACTTGAAAGGCAAGTTTGAGGATTTCGCAAAGGGATTTCGGCGCAAGTCAAACATTGGAATGGTTTACTGTCTGACGAACTTTAACAGCACGTTGGAACAAGACCTGTATCGCATCTACACACTTCGTGATCTGGGCTACGACCCCTATGTGATGATTTATAACAAGCCATCTGCGCCGAAAGAGATTCGGCACTTGCAGAGATGGTGTAACAACAAGATTATCTTCAAGTCGGTTAAACGATTTGAGGACTACATGGCGTAAAGGAGAACGACTATGAAAAAGATTTTGACCGTATGCGTGTCCGCTCTGGCGGGCATTATGCTGATGACTGGATGCAACAAACAGGTGATAGACCTGACGTATAGCTACTCATGGGCACAGCTGAAAATGCCTGATGGAACGATTGTCGAGGGGAGATTGGAAAGTTGGGACGATTATGAGGGCGACCAGCTTCAAGTAAAGATTGACGGCGTGACCTATCTGATTCATTCGTCCAACGTGGTCTTGAGACATTGAAAGCGAATACAGAATCCGAGCACATGGGCTGTCAGCAATGGCAGCCTTTTGCATATACGCGCAAAGAAGCCCTACAAACGCTTTTAGCGTCAGATGGCAAACTTATCGACAGAATACAGAAAACGGCTCTGGCACGGCTCTACGGGGCTGTGAGTGCATTGTAGAGTTCTACGACTATTGCAGGAGGAGAAAATGGAATACATGACAGCCGATACAAAGGTCAATGGGTACATGGTCTACCCTCGATTCCTCTCGACTATTGGCGTTAGCCCAACAGAGAAGATTGTTTATGTTTACTTGTTCAATCGTGCAAGGTCGTCACAGAGGGCAAGCAAAAACGGAAAGTTTGCTGATAAGCTAGGGCAAGTATACATCGTGTATCCCATCAAAGACCTTGCTGCCGATACTGGATTCACGGATCGATGGGTTAAGAAGTCTTTGAAAGAGCTGGAAGAAGCCGGGTTGATCGAGCGCAAGCGTGAAGGGAAGAACAAGCCCGATAAGATATACGTCAAAGTGCCGGAAGAATTGTCAAAAAGCGAAAAGGGAGGTGAACAATCATTCACCTCTGAGGGGAACGATGCTTCACCTGTGAGGGGAACAATCGTTCACCTCCTTAATATAGAAGAAAAGAAAAGAAAAAAAGTTATTAAGAAAGCGGGCGACCCGCCCGATGGGAACGCCAGCACGCCGGACTTCGAGGATGTGAGCGAGTATTTTTTGGATGCTGGATGTGAGAACAGGCTTGCCAGCAGGTTCATGAACTACTATGAGGGAACAGGTTGGATGACCAAGACCGGAAAGCATATCACCAACTGGAAGGCATTTGCTGATATGTGGATTGACAGAGAACAGGAGAAACAGCAGACTGATGGGGCTGACTTCCCACGATTGTAAAGGTTCTTTCCCCCTACAACCCTCTATCTCCAAAAGCTATGCCGTTAACCAGCAGAGCAGACCGTAGGCGAGAACTGGCGTGAGGTTCTTGCTGGTGGATGGTCTACGACTATTTCACATGGAGAATTGACCTCATTTTGTAGTAGGTTCAATATGTACAAATGTTGCACCGACTATTCCTAGCAAAATACTATGGATTGTTTGAAATGCCATAGTGCGTTGCTGGGAATTAAATCGAGCAGGAACAGACCGAATTGGATGGTACTAGTTATTATACGAAATAATTCGTGATTATCGGGAGTAACTATATCTGTATACTATAATAAGTACGATTGTTATACGAAATAGATATAACTATAGGATGAATAAATTTGTGATTATATGCAATAGATTATGATTTTTATGCAGTCGGATGACTTAGCGACTATCGCACCTCTCTTTCTCTAAAAGGCAAACGACTATTTCACACAAAAAATACACGACTATTTGACGATGGCTCGCAAGAAAATGCTGCGACTATTGCTCTGCGACTATTAGCGGACAGCTCGTTGCTATACTATATATAGGACTTTCAAACGGTGGCAGTCTGACGACTTCACGACTATTCCACGACTATTTTAACGGAGAAACTACGACTATTGGCTACGACTATTCCAGCCGGAACGCTACGACTATTGCTGACCTCTATTAGTTATCGGGCGAAAGCCCGAAAAGAGATGCGGCGAGAGCCGCCAATGGTTCCGCGCCGCCCGCCGCGCTCCTGCTGCTGGACTGACCCGCTGGGTGTAGCGCTTGCCAGCAATCCGCAGACGGTAGGAGCTGACCCCGCCGGGTTTGCATGGTCTGTGGTATGCTGCACTGTCTTGCATGGATCCATAACAGGGGCGCACCCTTATATACATTATTATAATATGGTGGCTGTGCTGGCCTGTATAGCATCCGGCGTGGCGCTGGTATCTGGTACGTGCTGGAGGCGCTGCGCCGCTGTGACGTGCTCCAGCGTGTCGTATGTGGTATTATAGCCGTTTGTGTCGGTCTGGTATCGTGGATGGTTGAGCGGGCATAATCGCAGGAAAAGCGTCTGCAAAGCCCTGTGCGCATTTTGTGGTGTGGGCGGTATAACTGCATGGGTAGCACAAAACGCACTGTAAACGCTTGTATAGGGCTGCATTGCAGCGGGACAAAATAAAAGCCCCGCATCCTCAGCAGATGCAAGGCAAAATAAAAGCCCCGCCAGCGTGGGCGGGGTTAAGATTTTGTTAGTGCCATTCAATCAGGCGCTTTGTGCGCTTCAATCCTGCCAGCGTATAATCTCCGCTGACATTATCCCACACACGGGAACGGGTGTTGTAGGCGTACGGGTAAAGCGTTGTTTGGTTTGGGCTATCCCAATTTACTGCGTGATGCACTTTCCCGGTCTCGTCATCAACGTAAATGCTCAAGCCGTTGATTTCGTGTTCAGTGTAAGTTTTCATGGTGATGCCTTTCTTTCTGGGCTTTTACTGCCCTTTTTTATAGTATATCATATTGTAGGCCCCAAAAACAGGACTTGCAAAAATATTTTTGCCCTTTTGGGCAATGGGGCGGGGTTGCTTTTATCGGTGCAGCCCTGCTAAAGTATCCGATCGGTTCATTTGCTGGCCTTAAAAAGTGCGCTGAAAAACCAAAAAGCGAACAGGATACAAGATAATATCACTTGTTGCACCCCCTTATACCACGCTAAACCGCTTGTAACTGGTTTTGCTACTGCATTCTGCGTATACATCCGGGTGTAGCGTTTTGAGAAGCTTGCTATCAAGCCGGACGGAAGAAACATCCTTGTAAATAGCCTTTGCAGTGCCCTGCACCATTTCAGGTGCGCCGTGCATCATTGCAATTATATCGGCCTTGATTGCATCGTTGATGGATTCAAGCTCTTCCATCAAGCGTTTATTCTCCCTGTATTCGTTCACTTTCTGTTCAAAATCAGTCATTTTTACACCTCATTTAATAGCAAATGTATTCAACGGATTCCCAATATTCGTCATTTTCGACGTTCCAAGAACGGATTTCGGCTTTTTTAATTCGCTTGATAACGTCGTAGGCGTGACCGTGATATACAGTATACCGATATTTTACAGTATCTAATGCGCCAGCTTTAAGCAGCTTTGCACGGAATGCTTTTGTCATTGTCTTACCTCCTTACTGCTCCGCCCGATTGTTGAGCCAGACCAGACAGAGAAGAAAGCCGGAAATCATGCCGCCAACATACCAGAGGGCAGCCCACTGGGTTGCATCAAGCATTATACTCTACCTCCTCTTTATAGTATCTCTCAAGGTTGACCGCTACAGTATAGCGGCATTGAACGTTAAATAGGCGGCTCCACTGGCCGTCGCTGCCAAACTCTTTATTGTACAGCTTTGCTCCCTCAATAGCTACGTTATACCAGAGATCAACGGCCTTGTTTGCGTCATAGGTTCCGCGCTTGTACTTTTTGCGCAGGTTGTTAATAATGGGTGTTATCATTTGGCGGTACAGGTCGCCGTTGTTGGTGGTGTACAGTTCAAGTTCTCTACTTTCGTCTGTTTCGTGGTAGATCATGCTAGAGGTTCTTTTCATGGTTTTTGTCCTCCTGTTTTGTAACTGTATTTGGTAGGTGTTACGCTTTCTTGCGTCTGATTATATTATACGCTTTCTTGCGTAGTTGTCAATAGGTATTTACGCTTTTTTGCGTATTATTTTTAGTGCGCTTGCGTGTCCGCTTGGGCGTGCCCTATCGGACACATTGCGCAGGCAGTCCAGCGCCCTGCACCCTGTCCGATCGTCCGGGCGTGTGTGTCGTGCCTTGCGTGGTCTGCCCTGCTGCCTGTGTGCTGTGTAACCGTTCCGGGTGCGCTGGGGTCACCCGGGGGGAATAGGGCCGGAGGCCCGGGTGGGGGCGGTGAGTCCCGTCTCCTCCGACCAAAATAAAAAAGGCGTTTTCGGGGTTCCCCTTACCAACACCCACCCCTTCTTCACAAACCAAAACCCATCCAATTGTGCAAGTCTCCAAAAATTCCAAAAAATACAAAAAGGCCCCTTTCGGAGCCTAGACTGTGCTATAATCAGATAAAGGCAACACGCCAAAGAAAGGAAGAAATAAAAAATGAGAAAGAGAATCATTGCGGCGGCTCTGGCGGCGGCTATGATGCTTGCTATGCCTATTAGCGCAATGGCAACTGCAAAGCCTGATGAATGGTCTGCTCCTATTGAGCTGGAAGAAATCAATGCAACGCAGGTACAACCCATAACAATCAAAGAATCCCATAGCCATCTTGAAACCAAGTACGAATACGGCAAAACGAGATACTATGTGTTCTACGCTGTATTGGTTGAGAATCCAAACACCGATTGGGCGGTCGATTTTGTTTCGCTGAATGTTACGGTATACGGCGAAGATGGCTCCGTCTTAAAGACCGGTTCTGAAACGCTGGACTGGGTTGGCGAAGGTGATTCTTATTGGTATGGCGATTATATCGCTTTTGACTCTGATGGCGTTAAGCCGACAAGAATTGAGTATACGACAAGCGCAGAGGACTGGAACGTTCACGAAGCAAGTCCTTCCAATCAGATTATCCGTGCTGGTGAACTGGCCGTCACGAATGTTTCTAAGCGTGGCTCTGGCTATGATTTGCGATTCACTGGACAGGTTACGAACAACAGCCAGTTTACAAGCAATGCAGTCAAGGTCGTTGTCCTTTACAAAATGAAAGACACCGAAGGCAATGAAGTTCCTGTTGGCGGTGAGTATACTTACATCATGGACGGCCTTGCTTCGGGGCAAACAGCATCATTTGAGCTTCATCCGTTAAGCGGATTCACAGGCTACAGCTCTTATGAAGTGGTTGCCATTCAAGATTAACATATAACACAAAAAGCCAGCGGCTAGATGTTCTCTAACCGCTGGCTTTTCTTATGGGCTATCTACGATTTAAGTGTTGGAAACATGATAGGAGCGCTGACTTCTTCCTTTTCCCTGAGAATGTCGAGCAAACAATCATTGTATCCCATTGAATAGCTGTCCTCGCAAAAATGTTGTACGGACGTTGCTAGCGCTACACTTACAACCTCTCTTGACCGCTTATCCTCTGGCATAATGATTTCTAATGTCTGATTAAGGATTTCATGGCTTTTTTCTAAAACGGCTTTGTGCTCTTCATTCTCAGCTTGTAGCCGAAACATTTCTTCCGAGTAGTCCATCAGCACGTCTCCATTCTAATCTGCTCACCAACAGGCAGATAGCCCGCTTCTTTGAGCTTGCTATAAATGAACTTCTGACCGGCTCTCGTCCAGCGAGTGACCTCTTTCGTTTTGCCGTTCGGCAGCTCGATCGGGTGGCCGACAACATATCCGTTGCCAAGATACTTCTGGTAAGGAATCCACTGTTTGTTTACAGTATGTTGGATGCCAAGCCCTCTAAGAATCTGGTTTAGCTTTCGTGCGCTCATTCCGTAGTTCATGGCAATCTGCGTGGTAGTCAGGCTTTCATCTGAAAGCAGCATCGCCTTTGCGTAGTCAGAATCAGGCTTCATCTTGGCGTTTTCCACTTCCAGAGCCTTTACTTTCTTGCGCTCCGTGTCGATAACACTGTTAGCGGCGATCAGAGCGCGGCTCAACAGCATCTCTGTCGATTCAGGCTCCGGGTTGGTGAGCTTCTGCTCCATCTGATTGAAAGCATCAATGTACTTGAGTTTCCATTCAAGGGCTTCCTTGCCAGTGAACCCCATAGCAAGGAGCGTAAACCCATCGCGATTCATCAGATACTCAGGTAGCACTTTGTTTTGGACTGAAAGGTACTCCGATTTGAAGAACATAGAGGACAGTCCAATTTTGGGCTCTCCTCCCATCAGGTTTTCGATGTCGCGAAGAACGTGCTTGTGCTCTTTTCCAAAATTCTCTGCTACTTCACGACTGGACACGACAACCTGTCCGTTTTCGCTGATAAGATTGATAGCATATTTAACTTTTTGTTCCATAAAAACTCCTATGGTTCTTGCGGAACAAGCCAATTCCTGCTATAATAAGGCTGGAACAGCTTGTTCCAGTGTGGTTCATGATACGTTCGCTAAAGTTTGCCGACAGCAGCGAGCGTATCATTTTTCGTTTTCATTGGTCTCCGGGATTGGATGCACTTCAAAGAATGTGTCACGGATGGCTGCTGCCTGTGCGACCTTGTGTTCGGTGCAATAGGCTTTCAGCCACTGGAACTGCCGTTCGGTCAGTGCAACAGTGAACGTGTGATTGTGCCGTTCGAGATAAGGACTGTACATAAACTCACCTCCCTTCATGTAAGTGCAACCAGTATATGCAATATGTTGTGGTTTGTCAATTACGCAAACGCTTAATGTAGTACTGGTATCTGTACAAAATCTAAAAGTTTGTAGACTTGCACAAAATTTAACTGTTGTTTTTGGCTGCTCCCGCTTCGTACCCTGCTCGGTAGTTCAGTTCGGACAGCTTACCCAGTGCTTCTGCGTACTCCCTGTCCTCGCTGGTCGGTTCTTTGCCGTGGGCGAGGGTTTTCAGAAATTCTTCGGTTTTCGTGGGAAAGTTCATGTTTTTTTGCTCCTAACTCTTGCGGAGAGCAGCCCTTTTTGGTATAATAGATTCCGAAAAGGGAGACTGCCCCCTTGGTGGTTGCAGTACCTTCTTTTTGTAACGGATAAGCTATCAGCTAAACTTTGGTAGGTGGGTGCTGATAGCTTATTTTTTTATGCGTTCTGCAATGTTGAAGATTAGATCAATACCCATTCTCACAACATCACTCTTGGTTCCATCCAGAGCGTTAGCGCAAAATGTGATTTTTTCGATATCCTTTTCGCTAAGCCTGAACGAAACCATACGCATAGATTCGTTTTTAGATGGCTCTGCTGCTTTCTGCAACTTCATCACCTCGCTTTGTTGCTGATGATAGTATATACCAGATATTGAGCACTTGTCAATATGGAAATTTGAAGAAAATATACTTTACAGATTCAGAACGAATCAAAAATAAAGCGTATACACGTTTCCATGTAAAAAGTTTAACATCCTTATACTACTATACTCTGTATTTACAGAGTATAGTATATTTATATATACACTAGGGTCGAATTGCTCTCTTGACAGATTACGCTAGAAAGCGTATAATGATACCAAAGGAAGAGAGGGCAAAAAAATGGCAGCTACGAACAACAAGGTAAATTCCAGCGAAATTCTTCGTGGGATTATCAAAGAGCAGCATCGGACATACGAATACCTCAGAAAAAAACTTGATTATAAAAAAATTTCTAGCGTATCTTCTCGTGTTTTGGCCGATGATATGAAGCTATCTACGATGGTTCAGATTTTAGAAGTGCTGGGATACAGGCTTGTTGTCGAGCCGGACAACGGGGAGCTAACTAGAACGGGCGCTTATCAGATAAGAGAGGTAAAGGACGGCGATTCTGAATGAACGTAGCGTATGTTCGTGTATCTACTGTTGAACAGAATGAAGCACGACAGGTAGAAGCGTTGAAGCGGCATAACATTGACCGTTGGTTTATCGAGAAGGTCTCTGGCAAGAATATGGATAGACCAGAGTTGCAAAAGATGCTTAAATCGGTTCAGCTGGGCGATACCGTGTTTATCCACGATTTCAGCCGCCTTGCTCGTAGCACAAAGGACTTGCTTGAAATGGTTGAAACGCTGCAAGCTAACGGCGTACACCTTGCCAGTGATAAAGAGAACCTAGATACAGGCACTCCCACAGGTAAACTGATGCTGACGATGATTGCAGCCATCAACGAATTTGAACGACAGAATATGCTCGACCGCCAGAAAGAGGGCATCGAAGTGGCAAAGCAGAAAGGCGTTTATAAAGGCCGCAAGCCCACCGAGTATGACCGCAACCTCTTTGATGTTCTCCATGAACAGGTGGAGAAGCGCATTCTCACGGTCACGGACGCTGCCAAACAGCTTGGCGTGACCCGCCAGACATGGTATCGGATTGCTGAACAGAACAGGTGAAAGGAGTAAAGAATCTATGGATAAGTGGAACAACAGGAACTCGTATGATTGGCTTGCAGGGGCGGTCGTTGGACTGCTTACCGGGTTCTTCATCGTAGTTGTGGTTGCGAGGTGCGTTCTGTGATACTTAGTGACAACATGAAGCACCTGATCGACACGCTAAACGCCTATGAGCCTGACCTTCCGAATGGATTCTATTCTGTAAAAGCCCTGCAAGACAAGCTGGAATTTACGGGACAGTTCGTTCTTGAATCCCTCGCCAACGATGGGTTGATACGCTGGGGTGACACACAGCACACAGCATTCTGGCTGTTGGAACGTGCGAGGAACTACAAGAAAATCCACAAGCTGGAAAAGATTGAACAGTGGAAAGAACGTGGGATAGGATTTGCTTGCGGCGTTCTGACCAGCGTTGTTGCAGGGCTGATTAGCATTGTGCTAGCTGGCGTTTTCAGTTGACATTGTTCGCGACCTAGAATAAAACCGAATATTTGATTTTTGTGCAGTTGTAGGCACTCTTTACATTTTCAGGTAGGGGGTGCCTATTTTTTTATGCAGCCAAAGCAGTGTATTGCCATCATTGACAGCATCAAAGCGTATGCAAAGCAGAATCCGACCGAAGCACAGGTCTATGAGGACTGGTTTCAGGCGGTGGTGAACCTGAGAGACGCTCTGCCGCAGGACAAGCGGTTCGATGCCTACAAATACTCTGGTGAGCTGCGCTCTGTCTGCGCATCCATGATGGGAAAGATGAAAACAGGCGAGGACGTGGCGAAAGTCTATGACATTATCGGTCGGACGTACCTGTTTGAAGCAAAAGATGTGTTCGACAGCTATTGTATCTACCTTGAATGGAACCGTGCGCCGGAGAAGAAGTTCTATCAGCCTAGACGCAGGGTTCTGAAAGTGCTGGCGGATGACCTAGAGGACTTGTTTTACAAGCGGATTGACTTCTTGGGAGTTAGTCTTCCTGCTCGCGTTGGCAAGGCTTTGAGCGATGATACGCCGATTTTAACAAGGAGTGGTTGGAAGAATCACGGCGATTTGCAGGTTGGTGATGAAGTTATCAGTCCGAAAGGCCAGTTTGTAAAGGTGCTGGCTGTTTCGCCTAAGTGCCAGCTTAATGTGCGCTGCCATTTCTCCGACAGCACATACATTGACTGCCATGAAAATCACGAGTGGCCGGTCTTTAACCGCCATAAGAACGGATTTGATGTTGTTGAAACCAAGCGGATGATGGAGGATTATGTTGCCGACACGAAGGACGGTATAAGATTCTGCTATCAGGTTCCGTTCAAAAATTTTGTTGAGGGAGAATATAAGAAACTGCCTGTTGAGCCGTACACATTGGGCGCATGGCTTGACGATGGCCGCAATCAGCACCCGGATATTTGCGAGCCGCCTTGTGATCGGGTAATTGTTGAGCGCGTCATTAACGATGGATACCCGGTTAGTTGGCATACTGTTCACAAGGACACTGGTGTTGAGTACTACGGATTCTCTGGTTTGCGACAAGCGCTTCAAAAAGGCGATATGTGCCATAGTCACCGCCGCTGCGTGAAGCATATCCCAGAAGAATATTTTACAGCTAGCATTTCGCAGCGCATGGAATTGCTTGCTGGTCTACTCGATACAGACGGTACGTTACGGGTAAAAGAGCATCGGTACGCTTTTTCTACCACAGAGCCGAAAATGAGAGATGATTTTGTCACGCTGGTTTCTACCTTTGGATGGAGATGTAGTGTGGTTGAATATCCACCTCGTGTATCGTCTAGTGGCATTAAAGGCAATCTGACAGTCTATTCCATCTCTTTTAATCCTACCTGCCCTATTCCCTGCGTTGTTCCTCGCAAGCAGCTAAAGGAGTTCTCCAAACCTCGCCGTGTGGCGTTTTGCGGGTTTGAACGCATCGAGCCGAAGCAGGGCAACTGCATTCAGGTTGAGGGTGGCGTGTACTGCGCTGGGAAGCGGCTGATTCCAACCCATAACAGTACTCTGTGCATCTTTTTCATCACATGGCTGATGGGCAACCGACCTGACGTTGCATCGGTTATGAGCGGACATTCTGACAAGCTGACAAACGGTTTCTACGGCGAAGTGCTGTCCATCATCACCGACCCTGTGACCTACAACTGGGGTAAAATCTTCCCTGACGTTCAGCTTGTGGATAAAAGCGCAAAGGACGAAAGTGTTGACCTGAACCGAAAGAAACGCTTTCCCACCCTGACCTGCCGCTCTATTGGTGGTACGCTGACTGGTGCTGTTGAAATCGGTGAGGGTGGCGTTCTGTACAGCGATGACTTGATCGAGGACTTGGAGGAAAGCCTGAACGTTGAGCGTCTGAACAACAAGTACGATGCCTATCTGAACCAGCTGAAAGACCGTAAAAAGCAAGGCGCATTGGAACTGATGGTCGGCACACGCTGGAACGTGCTTGACCCTCTTGGACGTATCCAGAATCAGTATGCAGACAACCCGAAGTACCGCTTCCGGGTGATTCCTGCTGTGGATGAGAACGGACATAGCAACTTCAATTATGACTATGGCGTTGGATTTGACGATGCCTACTATGCCGATATGAAAGCCAGCATTGACGATGCAACATGGTGGGCAAAGTACATGGGCAAGCCCTATGTGCGTGAAGGCCTGCTGTTTCCTGCCGATGAACTGCGGTATTTCAACGGCGTTCTGCCTGACGGAGAACCTGATCGCAAGCTCATGGTCATGGATATTGCATGGGGCGGCGGAGACTTCACTGCCTGTCCTATTGCCTATGTGTACGGAGATGCCGTGTTCATTCCAGACCTTGTGTTCAACAACGGCGATAAGACCGTGACCAGACCGGAAGTCGTGGGCAAAATCATTCAGCACAAAATCAATGTAGTGCGTGGCGAAGCCAACAATGGCGGTGACGAATATTGTGACGTGGTAGACAGCCAGCTCCGGCAGCAAGGTTATCACTGCTCTGTCCGCAGCCAACGTGCGCCCAGCGGTCAAAGCAAGCTGTCCAGAATCATCCAGTACGCACCGGACATCAAACGGTTCTATTTCCTTGACGAGAAGCACCAGTCGAAAGAGTACAAGGCGTTCATGGAACAGGTCACGATGTTCACGCAGCTTGGCAAAGTTCCGCACGATGATGCACCTGACAGCCTGGCACAGCTTGCCGATGAACTGTATAATGGAATCAGCAAAATTGAGCCTGTCAAGAGGCCGTTTTAATAATTTCCCTAAATAGCCGGGTGCGTAGGCATTAAAATTTGATTTGTCTATTGACATGGCTTACAATAGTACCAGGAAGATTTGCAGCTTCCTCTAGGTATTGCGTTGGCGAGATTTTTAAGCCATTTTTACTCGTCATTTGTTGTGTAATACCCTCCTTTCTTACTCACCCACGACAGCCGCCTTTCTCTGTCGTGGGGATTATATGTTGCGTTTCCGAGTGGACGGAACGTTGTTTGTACTCCCCCAATTGACACGAAGCGGTTCAAACCCGCTACGCAGCACAACCATCCTCTTGCTTTGCATGGGATTTCTCTTTTTGACACCTCACCGCTATTCCCGGCTCTCAATGCAAAAGGCTTTTTTGAATTTTCTCCTTTTGCAAAGAGCAGCGGTAAAGTAAGCCGGGTCTATCGCGGAGTGGAGCAGTCAGGTAGCTCGCTTGGTTACCAAGAGGTCGCTGGTTCAAATCCAGCTTCCGCGTCCGAATCGCAGTCCGAACCATTGCCTGTCCGGCAAACAGAAAGACTGTGAAGGTTTTCCGGGGCGGAAAATAGCACGGCTGGAAGTGCGAACAGTTTCCCAGTAGCTTCTGACAGGTCTGTGCTCAACAGCCTGTTTCCAGAAATCCAACGAAAGGAGCGCTCATGCTAGTTAGAATCTGTTGCCCTTGTATCAGGCAAAACCCAATCTATAAGAACGTCCGTTGCAACCGTTATCTTGGCGAAGTAGACGGACGATACCATTTCAAGTGCGACAGATGCAAGGGTGTTATCGAAGGAGACACAAGGGAAGGATGGGTAAAAATCATCCATCCTCCAGAAAAGTGAATAGCTTTTGAAGCGCAGTTTTGGCGCAGTGAGATAGACCTTAACAGGTTTGTCTTGCTGCGCTTTTTATTTTGCCGGAAAGGAGGAAAACATGGCTGAGTATCAGATGGTTGTTGGCGGCTTTTTGAATGAGCCGCTGACCGGACGTAGACCGATTGAAACGCCGGAGACGGAAATCAATCAGACGAACGTGCTGAAAGTGGTCATGGGCAAGGCAGAGCCTATTCATCTGCTGAACAAAAACGAGATTCGCTTTCTACACAACTACTACTTGGGTAGCCAGCCTGTCCTCCACCGCACGAAGGAGTACCATGCTGAAATCACCAACCGAATTGTAGAGAATCACGCCAACGAGTGCGTTGGCTTCTACACAGGCTACATGAGCGGCACTCCCTGCTCTTATGTGCGGTCTGAAACGGCGACAGGTGACGGCGAGGAAATTGCCCGCCTGTCCAATGCCTTGCAGTATGAGGGCAAGGATGCTCTTGATCGGCGGCTCTGGCAGTGGATGTTGGAGTGCGGACAGGGATACCGCATTGTTCTCCCCGACAAGGGGTACAACGGCAACTACCCGGACGAAACACCCCTGCTGGTGGATGTTCCAGACCCGGATATGGCGTATGTGATTTACAACTCCGGCATCGGCCACAAGCCCATCGCCAATGTTCTACACATCCCACGCAATTATCAGAATGACCTGAACGACCTGATTTGCGTATATACGCCAAACCAGTACTTTGAAATCGACAACGGCAAGGTCACAAAGTCGGAGAACCATTCTCTCGGAATGCTGCCGATGGTCGAATACAAGCTGAACCCGGAGCGCATGGGTTTGTTTGAACCTGCTATCCCTGTGTTGGATGCCATCAACGATCTTGAAAGCAACCGTTTGGACGGTGTGGCACAGTTCATTCAGTCCATCATGGTGTTTACCAACTGCCTTGTGGATGATAACGCACTGAAACAGGTCAAGGAACTGGGCGCAATGTGCTTGAAATCTACAACCAGCTTGCCCGCTTCTGTTTCTCAGATTGCAAACGAGCTTGACCAGCAGCAGAGCCAGACCTTGCTTGATTCCATGTTGAACGTGTACCGCAGTCTGACTGCCATGCCTAGTGCTACTGGTAGCGAGAATGCAACGTCCGACAACGTGGGCGCAGTTATTGTCCGTAATGGCTGGAATCACACCGAAGCAAGGGCGCAGCAGTACGAAAATATGTTTAAGTATGCTGAGCGCCAAAGCCTGTCTGTGATGCTGAAAATCCTGCGTGATACGGCTGGTTCTAAACTGATGGCGAGTGACATCAACATCAAACTGCCGCGCCGCCAGTACGATAACCAGCAGAGCAAGGTTCAGATTTTCGCACAGATGATTCAGCAGCCAATTGACCCGCAGCTGGCGTTCACCACGCCTGGTCTGTTCCCTGACCCGCAGGCTGCTTACGAGATGAGCAAGCCCTTCCTGATTGCCGCTGGCAAGCTGGGCGAGGATGGAAAGGCACCGAAGCCGCAGAAACAGCCCACAGACCATATTGTTGACACCAACAATATGGTCAATGAACAGGCTGACGCAAAGAACGGAGGAGAAAAATGAATTTTGCAAGTGCTTTGTTTGCTCTTAAACGAGGGCGCAAAATTAAGCGTCATCATTGGACTGGTTATTGGTGCTTGGGGTCTAAAGATTCTAAGAAACCTTATGTCGAGATGCACTGCTACGATGGCAAGATTGTAAATCTTGCTGATTCAGAAGACATTCTGTACACCATGGAAAATATGGCGTGTGACGACTGGGAAATCATTGATGAGCGGATAGAGAAAAAAGATAATGCGTGATTTTTGGAAACAGTTGTTTTGCAAACATGACTATACGCTTTCTCGTTGGCATTGGACGCACGGCATCAACGGAAACGAACCACGAGAAATGGAGTGCGAGTATATCTGCACGAAATGTGGGAAATTCAAATGGACACACCCTGACCGAAATTCGGCGCGAGAAAAATCTATTTTGGACAGTGGCATTGAACCGTACAAGAGAATTTATCCAAAGGAATAAAGAATCACCCAGAATTTTCGGGCTGATATATTCCGGCAGGGAAGCCGGGATACAAATTTCGCAGCGTTGCAGGGAAGCAACGGTAAAAAAACGCAGGAGGAAATTAACGATATGAAACTCAATGTGTTGCTTGGTGATGCCTACAAAGAGGGCATGACCGCCGATGAAATCATTTCTGCGATTGAAAAGGTTGCAGACCCTAACGCAGAGATTGAGAAGCTGCGTAACGCCGTGACGAAAGCCAATGGCGAAGCTGCTGAGTACAAGAAGCAGCTCAAGGCAAAGCGTACCGATGACGAGAATGCCGCACAGGAACAGGCTGACAAGCTGGCAGAGATGCAGAAGCAGATTGAAGCCCTGACTGCTGACAAGGAGAACCTCGTCAAGGAAAAGACCCTTGCATCTTACCGTGAGAAGTTCGTTGCACAGGGTTATGACGCTGAACTTGCCAACAAGGCTGCATCTGCACTGGCTGACGGTGACATGGACAAGGTGTTTAAGTTCCAGTCGGAGTTTATGACTGCCCACGACACCGCATACAAGGCTTCTTTGCTGAAGGATATGCCCACACCTCCGGGTGCGGATGGCAATGGTGACGGCGCAGATAGCGCAGGTGTTTCCTTTGCTAAACGCTTTGCAAAGGAGCGTGCAGACGCAAACAAGGCATCGAGTGACGCAATGACTGCTTTCCATTAAGGAGGAAAACATGAAGTACACCAATACTCCGGTATCGGCTCCTGAAAGCACTATTCTGGCTGCTGATACCTACGTTGCCATTCCCTTTACCGTCAAGGAGACCAATGCTGTTCCGGCTGGTTATCCTATGGCAAAGACTGGCCTGAAAGCTGCTGCCACTACTGGCACTAGTGCTGCTGATGCGGCTACCGATGCCATTGGCATTCTGCTGCATACTGTTGACCCCGCTGTCAACCCCAATGGCGCACTGCTGATTCAGGGCGTTATTGATGTGGACAAGGCAAAGCTGTCTGGCTTTACCTATTCTGCAAACGATATTGCCGCTCTGAAAAAGGCTGTTCCAGCCGTTTTCTGCCGTACCGATGTTGGCGGAAAGAGCGAGTAAGGAGGACTAAATTATGGCACTGAATCTGAATGAAATCTTCTCCCCTGCTGCGATTGCCGCCTACTGGACGAATGACCCGACCAATGCGCAGCCCTATGCTTCTGATGCCCTGTTCCCTGCTCGCAAAAAGGTCAGCATGGAACTGAAGTGGCTGCGTGGTCACAAGGGCGTTGGCGTTTCGCTGAAGCCTAGCGTGTTCGACGCTAAGGCTACGTTCCGTACTCGTCAGGGCATTAAGATGACCGAGACCAATATGCCGTTCTTCCGTGAGGGCACTCACATTGATGAGGAAGACCGCCGCAAGATCATTTCTGTTTTGGCTACCAATCAGGAATTTGCGGCAGACGTTATCAATCGTGTCTACGATGATACCGCACAGCTTATTACTGGTGCTCGCATTGTGCCTGAGCGAATGGTGTGGCAGCTTCTGGCTCCTAAGACTGGCAAGCCCGGCATCTCCATCGAATCTAACGGCGTGAGTTACGTCTACGATTACGACCCTGACGGCACTTGGCAGCAGTCCAATTACAAGGCTCTGGCTACCAAGGAGAAGTGGGATGCTCCTACTACTGCAACCCCCATCGCCACGATGACCACTGCTGCAAACACTGTGCTGGCAAACACTGGTGAGATTATCACCGATGCCTACATGAACACCAACACTTTCCACAAGATGATTGCTGCGGATGAAATCAAGAACCGGTTCCTGACGGTTATGAAGACCGCCACCGCCGTTCTGGTTGATTCCGAGGCACGTTCCGTTATCGAAGTCGCATCCGGTATTCGCATCCATCTGTACGACAAGATGTTCAAGCCGGAGGAGACCGCTGCTGCCGAAAAGTATCTGCCTGATGGCTATGTCGTGCTGGCTCCTTCTGGCTCTCTGGGCAATATGTACTATGTTGCCACTCCTGAGGAAGCCGACCTGATGGCTGGCATCTCCAACGCACAGGTCTCCGTTGTGAATACTGGCGTTGCTGTTACCACCGAGCAGACCGTGCATCCTGTCAACACCAACATCTACGTCTCTGAAATCGTCCTGCCGTCCTTTGAGCGCATGGACGCTGTGTACTGCATCAAGGCTTACTAAGGCGAAAGGAGGGAAGCAGCATGGGAGATCAGTATTCCGAAGCGGTAGTCAAGCTGGGGCAGTACATCGCCCCTGCACTTGACCGTGAAATCACGGACGAGGACTACCCACTCTTCGACCTGCTGCTTGATTTTGCCAAAGACAAGATATTTGCACAGGGTTACCCCTTCGGCAACAGACCGGACGAGCTGCCCTCGCAGTATCAGTCGTTGCAGATACGCATTGCAGCGGAACTGTACAACCACATCGGCGCAAACGGACAGACGAGCTACACCAACAATGGCATTACTCGTGTGTGGGAAAGTTCTGATGTGGCGCAGTCTCTGCTGAATGAAGTGGTTCCGAGAGTAGGTGTTATCGGCTGATGTTCAATGGTAGCCCGCTGGATAAACGCCCGCTGTGGTATTCAAACCCGGTCGGCGAAAAAACACCTGTTGTGGACGAATGGGGCAACGAGACTGGCGAATCCGCATACGAATCGTGGAGCGAACCCACAAAGCTGATGCTGAACGTCAGCCCTCCTACTGGTTCTGCGGAAGCAAACCCTTTTGGAGCATTTACGGATTACAGCTACGTTGTCAGTTCGTCCAGCAAAAAGCGCAATACGCCGCTTTATGAAGGAACGCACGTTTGGTTTCAGACAGACGTTTCAAAGCCCTTCAATTACACTGTGGTCAAGGTCGCAGAGCATATTACAGACACGTTATATGCGCTAAAAGAGGTGGCTGCAAGTGAAAATTAAAGCGAGGTTGAGCGATGCCGGACTTCGTGATGCGGAACGTCAGATACAGGAGTACAAGACCACCCTGAACAAAAAGGCGCAAGAGTTTGCAAAGGCGCTAGCGCAAAAAGGGATTGACGTTGCGACTGTACGGTTTGCTAACGCACAGTATGCTGGCGACAATGACGTAACAGTTGAGCACGACCCGTTACAAACGCCAAATGGCTTTGCAATCGTAGCGCACGGAAAGGCGGTTGCCTTTATCGAGTTTGGCACTGGCGCACATCACAACGGATATGGCGGTGAACTACCGCCCGGCGTTGGTGCGCATGGCTCCTACGGCAAAGGGCAAGGCGCAAACCGCAGATGGTACTACTACGGTGACCCCGGAAATGCTGGAACACCTGTCAAGCAGGTGGATGGTAAAGGCCAGTTGAATTACACCGATGGCAACGAACCAGCTATGGCTATGTGGGGGGCTGTTGAGGAAATGGCTTCTCAAGTTGAAGCAACGTGGAGGGAGGTTTGGAATAGTTGATCGATTATTTCAATTCTATCTTCACGGCTGTTGCTAAGGAACTGCGAAAGCAAATGCCTGGCATTTTTGTTACTGGTGAAATCAATGACAGCAACGTCAAGAAATTTCCGTGTGTGCAGATAGAAGAAAACAGTAATCTTCCTGTACACATTGATTCTGCCGGTCACAGTAAGTACGCTGCCGTTTCCCTGCGTGTGCGGGTCTACTCTAACAAAGACACGGGACGTATTGCAGAAGCGCGTTCCATCGTTGGAATCGTGGATTCTGTTCTTGAACCGCTTAAATTTTATCGCAAATCGTTTGCCCCGTTGAATGGGCTGTACAACAATTCCGTCTATCGGATTGATTGCAGCTACGGGGCAACAATCGGAGAGGACGGAATGATTTACCGAAACTAAGGAGGTAAACATTCTATGAGTACTGCTATCTCCGGTCTGAATACCACCCTGTATTGTGGCGACAGCGCAACTGCTCTGACGAAGCTGTGCGACATCAAGGATGTACCCGACCTGATCTCCGAGCCGAACCTTCTGGACGCCACCACCCTTTCTGACCCTATGCAGGTCAACATCTTTGGCATTATCCAGAGTGACACCAAGTCCTTTACTGCCAACTACAACAAGGCCGACTATACGAAGGTCAAGACCGCTGGCTATGATGAGACTTCCGAGAGCAACGCCGTAAAGTACTACGCCCTGAAGATGCAGGACGGCTCCGGCTTCACTTGGCAGGGTATGCATCAGGTTGGCTTGTCCGGCTTTGGCGTGGACGAGGTTGTGGAAATGACCATCAACTGCATCTTCACCAAGAAGCCTGAGTTTAGCGAGACCCTGACTGTCACTGGCGGCTAAACCGCAAAAATCGAATCAATCAAACCGGGCAGAACTGAACAACGGATTTGGTTCTGCCCCTATTTATAAAGGAGAGCATTTATTATGGCTGCTAAGGTTATCAACTTTCATTCCCCCGATGGCAAGAACACTTACGAGCTGACCTTCACTCGTGACAGCGTGGAAGCTGCTGAGCGTGCAGGTTTTCAGATTGGCCAGTATACCCAGATGACCAATCTGCTGTCCAACTCTCGTGCCCTGTTCTACGGCGCTTTCATTGCTCGGAACAAGGGCATCAGGCGCAAGGTCACTGACGAGATGTTCCAGCACATCGAAGAGAAGGAAGAGCTGATGAACGCTTTGCTTGAGATGTTCATGGACGCTTCCAAGTCCCTGCTGGCAACTGACACTGAGGACAAGACCGCAAAAAACGCAACGTGGGAGATTGTGTAACCGCACAATCTCAGGAAGCAGACGGAGAGGGGGAACCGTTCTCCTTCTCCAAGCTGTTCCACGATGTAGAAGCCTATTACATCTCCATTGGTATGACCTACGAGCAGTTCTGGCACGGTGATGTCTGGCTGGCGAAGGTTTACCGTGACGCAGAGGAGCTGCGGGAACGCAGAGCCAACGCTGAAGCGTGGAGAAATGGCTTTTACATGGCATCCGCGCTTTCCTCTACGGTTGGCAATATGTTCCGAAAGAAAGGGTCTAAGCCCATCAAGTACATGGATAGACCGATTCCCCTGACTCAAAAGGAGAAAGACGAGTATGAATACCAACGCGCAGTTGAGGCGCAGGAGCGAATCAAGAGAATGATGTTCTCTATGATGGAAAGTGATGGTGGTAGTGATGGCTGATGTTGATATTACGAGCTTATCCGTAGAGATTTCTGCGGAATCGCAGGGCGCAGAGCTTAATATCGACAAGCTCGCTACCGCCATTTCTAATTTGCGGACAAAAGGCAACGTGGCAAAGGTTGTGAACAGCCTTGACAGGCTGGCCGGTTCCATTGCAGCGCTGAAACAGGCATCCGCTGGAATGTCTGGTCTGGACAAAATCACCAGCTTTCTAAATGGGCTTTCCAACGTCAACACGACTGCAAGCGCAAAGAGCATCAACACGGTCGTGAATGCAATCAAGAAGATTCCTGCGGCTGTGTCTGGCTTGAACGGCGTGGACTTTTACTCCATGTCTGGAAGCATTACTCAGCTTACTAACGCTTTGGCTCCACTGTCCATTTTGGACGCATCGAGCCTTAAAGCTCTTGGCAGTGCTTTCAATGCAATCGGAAAGGTTCCTGACCTAACCGACAAGCTGAAAGCGACAGACCTTGATTCTTTTGCAAGCTCTTGTCAGAAGATTTCCGCCGCCCTCACTCCTCTTGCATCTCAGCTTGACAAGGTGGGCAACGCCTTTGCAAAGCTCCCTCCGCAGTTGAGCAAAGTTGTGACACAGGCGAACCGTGTGACCGCAGCCAACGAAAAGCAGCGCAAGAGCTATCTTAGCCTGTCCAATCAGATGAACGGCTTTATGCGAAACATGGCAAAGCTGGTTTCGCTGAAAGCCGTTGCTGAGTATCTTGGCAACGCTGTTGCGAAGTTTAACGACTTCTATGAAGCGACAGACCTGTTTCATAATGCTATGGGCAATCTGAGCGGTGAAGCCGATACGCTCATTAGCAAGATGCAGGGCTTGCTTGGCGTTGACCCGACCAAAGCGATGACCTACATGGCTACCATTCAGAGCTTGGGTACTTCGTTTGGTCTGGCCAGCGACAAAGCATACGTTCTGTCCAAGAACCTGACTCAGCTTGCTTATGACGAAGGTTCCTATTGGAACAAGGACGTTGCAGAGACCTTTACCGCAATGTCCTCCGCAATCTCTGGCGAGATTGAGCCTATTCGCCGTTTGGGCATTGACCTGACTCAGGCACGCTTACAGCAGGAGCTTCTTGCTTTGGGTTTTAACAAGCAGGTTTCTAGTCTGTCTCAGGCAGATAAGGCGGTTCTGCGTTACATTGCCATTATGAAGCAGACTGCCAACGTACAGGGCAACCTTGCACAGACCATCCAAAGCCCTGCGAACCAGATCAAAATTCTGAAAGCGCAGCTGGATATGTTGGCGAAGTCTGTTGGCTCTCTGCTCTACCCTGCCCTGAAATCCATTCTCCCCCCGCTGATTGCCGCTGTGCAGCTCATTCGAGAGTTTGTTGAATGGGTGGCAAAGCTGATGGGCGTGAAGGTCGTGTTCACTGATTTCACAAAGAGCGCTGACAGCGTTGGCGGTATCGGTGACGCAATGGATGATACAGCCGATTCGACAAAGAAAGCTGCCAAAGCCCTCAAAGACTACACGATGGGTTTTGATGAGCTGAACATCATTGACCCCACACAGGGAAGTTCTGGCTCTGGCAGTGGTGCATCTGCTGGCAACCTCTTGGGCGATGTAGACCTGTCCGGCTACGATATGTTCAAGAACTATGTTGGCACATCTATTGATGAGATCAAGGAAAAAGTAAAAAAACTTCTTCCAATTATTGCAGGTGTTGCAGCCGGATTTGCCGCTTGGAAAATTGCTGATTTTCTTTTTAGCCAGTTAAACAATGTCCACGGGTTAGCTTACAAATTGGGGCAGGTTGTTGGAGAATTACGAAAGAAGTTAGGGCTTGTCAACCCTGAACTTGCTGTAATTGCTGGTACTGTGGCACTAATTGTATGGCGTTTTGTGGACTTGTATCAGAACAGCGAGAAATTCAGAATCGGTCTGCAAAGAATAAAAGACCTTATTGAGCTTGCTGCACTTGGATTCTCTCAGGGATGGAATATTTCTCTTACTGAAGGAAAACTTGGACAATCCATTGAGCATTTAAAAGAATCCATTAAAATACTCGCACAGCAAATTCTCGACCTTCTGCCTGATGAATGGAAAGAAAGCGCTTCTAACGCATTTGAAACAATCCGACAAGTCGTAAAGAAGTTGGACTTGGATTTAGGAGATTTGGCTCTAACCTTAATTGGAATTGGATTGATTATCAGCGGTCATCCTGTAGCTGGTCTCGCCGTTATCGGATTTGAAGCCGTTTCTGTTGCGATTCGCGGATTAGGTAGCGAAAGCGAAAAAGAGTCTTTTGGCTTAAAATCCGATTGGCATAGCGCTTTTCAACAGCTGGGAATTGACGCTGGAAACATGGCATCCTTCTTTGTTGACGGGTTTGCTCAAATCGTGGATAGCATTTCTGATTTTATTCGTTGGATTAAAGACGGAATCAGTGAATCTGAGCGTTTAGATGTCACGATGAATAAAACCCTGTTCCCGAATGCGCTTCTTGGTTTGGCTGACCTGATTGCGGATATCGAAACTTTTGTTCGTTGGGTTAGCAAAGGGCCGACTGAGGCTGAACGCCTTGACGTTTCAATGAATCAAGGCTTCATTGCCAATGCCCTTCTTGGCTTAGCAGATTTGATTTCTGATATCGGAAGCGTGATTGATTGGTTTGTCCATTTGGACGACCATATCAAATCAGCCGGAGAATCTTTTGCAAAGTTCTTGGATGGAGTAGAAAACTGGGCGGCTGAAGCAGGAAAAGCTGCTGCCAACATGGTGAATGCAGTTGCAGATGCAATCGCTTCCCTACCCGCAAAAATGTATGAAGCCGGAAAAAACGTTTGGCAAGGCCTTGTAAAAGGAATTCAGAGCGGAATCAGCAATGCAACTGGAGCGGCTGCAAATTTTGCCAAAGCCGTCATCGATAAGTTCACCACTGAGACTGATATCCACTCCCCTTCCAAGCTATTTGAACAATTTGGTATCTACATCGACCAAGGCCTTGCAAACGGCATCACTTCGGCTATCCCCTACGTCTCCACTGCTATGCAGGGCGTTGTAGATGCTGCGCAGGGGAAAGGCAATGAGCTGATTAACACCGGTTCTACTCAGGCTACCAACTACGTTGCCGGGTTCTTGAACGGCCTTGATACTACATGGCAGCAGATTGATTCCAGCTTGCAAAACGATTTCTTCGGCAGCATTGGCACTCTGTGGGATGCGATTTCTAACGGAGACCTTGAAAAGCTCGGCACATGGGCCGCTTCCTATTTCTATCATGCAATGGATGATGAGCAGCGAAAGCAAATCAAGTCCATTGCTGATAACAGCTTGCAGTGGCTGACGCAGGGGTTGAGCAGTGTTTGGAACAACATTGCTGGTATGGCTTCTAGCTTTATCAGTCAGTTCGTTCCTTCTGCTATGGCCGCAACGTCCGCTCAGACAAGTTTGAACATTGCAATGGATGCAAACCCTGTTATGCTGGTTATTTCCCTGATTGGCATGTTGGTTGGCGCTCTTGTCAATTTTGCCAATAAGAACAAGAGCATCGCTTCGTTCCTGTCTAATCTTTGGTATGGAATCGGCGATTTCTTCTCGATTGTTTTTGAGGGGATTCTCCGCGTTCTCGGAACGGCAATTCAAGGCATTGTTGCTGGAATAAATGCTTTAATTGACGCACGCAATTTCTTTAATCCCTTTGATAAATGGGGGCATATCAGCAACCCTCTTTATGATTGGGCTGACAATGTTGCGAGTAGTCGTGCGGAAAGCCAACGTAAACGTCAAGAAGCGGCCAATAGTGGCTTTGACGATTCCAAAGACCCAACTAACTACGAACAGCAGTACAAAGAACTGCTGGAAAAGTACAAAAATGGTTCTTACCCAGGAACGAAAGAATGGGATAAGAACAATGGTACGTCCTCCGGTTCTTATGGCGGCACCACCAGCGTAAATGTCAACATCAACGAAGAGGAAATACGTGAATCTGTTTACAATGGCACTTACAACGCATTCCTCGATATCTTCCAGCGGTATGGTGATGAACTAACCGGTGGCAAGGAACTCAAAATTTACCTTGACGGAAAGCAGATCACAGCATCCGTTGAGAAGCGGCAGAACGCCCGTGGGCAGTCTTTGATGGGCAGTGAAGTTTATAGCTACTAAGGAGGTGGCGGTTTATGGCAATCCCAGCACTGGTAACGGTAAATGGCGTAGACTTGCCGGAACCTTCTTCTTACGAAGCGACCACTAGCACCATCGTGGATTCTGGACGAAACGTTCAAGGCAAAGTAGTTGGCTCTGTTGTGCGGCATGATGTAGCAAAGGTGTCCCTGAAGTGGAACTACCTTACCGCACAACAGTGGGCCGCTATTCTCAGCCTGTTCACGACACGATTTTACTGTTCTGTTCGCTTTTATAACCAGGCAAAGGCCGGATATGACATGCGGCAGATGTACGTTTCAGACCGAACATCTGGTATGTGGCGGCGTGGGCCTAAAACTGGTAATGTGATGGGTTGGACGGATTGCTCGATTGCGCTTGTGGAGGTATAGCCTATGGTACAACCTTCTCAGAAGTGGCTTGACAAGTTTTCCGAAACGCTTGTGCCGGAGATGTTTGTACGCATCACCTATGGCGTTACAGAACCCGGTTTGCAAGAAGACGCGATTCCTAGCACAAACGGCGAAACGTTCTTTAGCAATGTATCTTCTATCGTTGACAGTGAATCTCACACTTATACAAAATATTCTACCGGTGAATTAAATTTCACTGTTTTGGACGGTAATTATACCTTGCTTGATAGAAGCGTAAAATCTCAGGAGGCTGGTTATGTTAGCGAAAATTGTGTTTCAACTTCAAACCACCCGATTATTACGCTCTCGTTCAGCAAAGTTCATACCGTGACCATTCCTGGCATTACCATCACATGGTCGTCAACGTTCAATGAATGGCCGACAAGTTTCAAGCTGACCGCTTATTCTGGAAGCGCAGTCGTGTCCACAAAAACAGTGTCGGATAATTCCTCTATCACCACTGACATTGACTGGGAAATTGCAAATTACGATTCTATTTCCATTCAAATCTTGTCGTGGTGCTTGGAAAATCGTCGCGCAAGGGTTGAGCAAATAAAGATGGGCCAGTTCATTGTGTTTGAGAAGAAAGATATTTTTTCGTACAAGCACGATTCCACAAGAGACCCGATCAGCGGCCAACTCCCGAATGATAGCATCACTTTTACGGTGGATAACAGCACGCAAAAGTGGAACCCGATCAACCCGGAAGGTCTTTACAAATACCTGTATGAGCGCCAGCCTATCTCTGTGGAGTACGGCATGGACTTGGACGGAACGGTAGAATGGATTACAGGCGGCAAGTTCTTCTTGTCTGAGTGGAGTGTTCCTTCTAATAGCATTGAAGCAAGCTTTACGGCCCGTGATGCTTTTGGCTATCTGATGGTTTCTAACTATACAGGAAGAATGTATGGCACTCTTTATGAGATGGCCTACGATGCGTTGGAACTTTTGAGTGATAACGTGGCAACGTTTCAGATTTCCGATGAACTGAAAAATTATAGCACAGATATCACAAGTCAGGACAAAAGCAATTATAAGGACTCGGATATTTTGCAGATGGTTGCTAACGCAGCTGGTATGGCAACATATCAAACCAGAGAAGGTGTGATTGTAATTGGACGCATTCCTGATATCTCTACTGCAAAAGCAAATCTTGCCGGTGAAATCGACATCGTTAACAACTTCAACTGGCCTGAAATCGCGTTCTCTTCTCCTTTGAAAAATGTGACTTGCTCGATTGACGTAAAATCTTCCGATGGTTCGAGCACTACAAGCAAAACGTATTCTTACCCAGAAAACCCAACAGGAAGCGGAGCAACGCAGACTGTTAGCAATGAAATGTTGTCTCAAAGCGTTCTCAGCCAGAGCAGGAATATTTTGACAGAAGCATACAAGGTGCTTTCTAACCGCCGCAAGGTCACATTGAAATATCGTGCAAGCCCACATTTTGACGCTTTGGACTATGTTCTTATTCATCACCAGTTTGGCTATTCCTCTATACTGTTGACTACGAGCTTTTCTTATCAGTATTCCGGCTGCTTTCACGGAACGGTCGAAGGGTATCTTTTGGAAGGAGCTGATGTTCGTTGACCCGGTGGATCACAGACAGAACCAATGATGATGTTGCGCAAGTCAAGGCGCTTGCATTAAAAGCGAAAGCAGGAACGTGGACAGAGAAAGAGCAGGCAGAATGGGCCGCTGGCATGAAGGGCGCTCTGAGCTATATGGACTACAACCGCATTGAAGGTGGAATCCAAGAGATTGCGTCCATTTTGAACGCATCTGTTTCAGTCAAAACCGACTGGGATGTAAACGGGTTCCTGACTGTCGCAGATGCTTCCCGGTGGCTTTCCAACATCAAAGTTATTCGTTCTTTGTGCAGTGGCAAAAACGATACTCCCGAAACTCCTGCTTCCCTCAATTATCTGCATTATACGATTATCAATCAGGTTGAAGAAATTCTGCTTGATATTGAAACGATAGCCAACAACCATCTAATCTACTGCTCAGAGCCGGTCTGTGGAGGTGAACCTTACTATGCACTTTGTTGACCGAGAAGCGAAGTATCCAAACCGATGGACAATGACTAAACCGGACGGCTTGTCAGAAGTCATCACCCTTGTTCGCAATGACGAGCCTATCGTTGAAGGCACTCCTATGAATGCCGAAACGTTGAACACTCTTTCAGACGTTGCAGGTGCAGACATTGCAAGAATTGCTGCCGAAAAAGCAGAACTGAACGCGAAACGGTCTGAAATAAACGCCGAAACATCTGCGCAAGAATCGCAGAAGCAAGCCGAAAAGTCTGCTGAAAGCGCCCGTCTGGCAGAACAGAGCGCAAATAAAGGTGGCTGGATGGATTTCGAGCAGAAGAACGGCATTCTTTATATGGTTAAAAGCGATAGCTTGACCGAAATAAATATGCAAGACAATGGCTCTGGAATTTTGGAGGTGACGTTTGAATGAGCAAAACAATCGAAATTGGCCCTTATAGCGCCTATGCCATTGCTGTAAAGTATGGCTATGTTGGCACAGAAGAGGACTGGATTAAAGCAGTCGAAGCGGCTCGAAAGAGTGCAGAGACAAGCGCAGCCAATGCAAAACGAGAAGCAGACGGGGCTTCTACTTCTGCCGCTACTGCCACTGAACAGGCCGGAATTGCAACCACAAAAGCTGGCGAATCTGCCGCATCCGCTGATGTTTCTGCATCCAGTGCATCTGCCGCTGCAATCAGTGAAGCCAATGCAAAGAAATACTCGGAAGAGGCCGGGGCCAAAGCAAATACCGATAAGACCCTGAGCATTGAAAACGCCCCTGCCGACGCAAAGGCTACCGGTGATGCGCTGGCGGGCAAAGCAGACTCCGCCGTTCCGCATGATCTTTCTATTCCAATTACGGGATGGCAGACAGACACAGAAGTTGCAGAGTACCCGCATTACATTGATATTACAGCAGACGTTACGTCCACGACTGTGGTATCTGTCAGTATCGACCCTGCAAGCGCAGACGTAGCCGGTAAAGCTATGCTTGTAAACCCCGAAACACGAACCGGAGCTATCCGTATCCGTGCGCACAACATTCCGACTGCGGAAATTTCCGCCCGGTGGTATCCCATCAAGTATGGTGGCCAGTTCTATGGTGACGGCTCAATCTATTCCAACTTCCTGCTTGCGGCACATCCTGTGGGTAGTATCTATCAGACCATCAGCCCGGAAAACCCGGCTGTGACATTTGGCGGCGGCACATGGGAACGAATTGAGAACAGATTTATCATGGGTGCAAGTGATACCTACCCGGCAGGGAGTACGGGAGGTAGCACGGCGCATGAACATGAGTACAAATTAGAGTTTATGTGGCTGTTTGGTGCTTTGGTCGGATATCCGACATCCGCCATTACCACATATAACTACAAAACACAATCATGGGACGATAATAACAAAAAAGTTAATGACGGACAGTATACACTCGCCAATGATGGATTTTCCTCGACATACGGTGAGAAGCCCGGTGGAGAAACATACTCCGTTACAGGAAACACTGCATCTAGCTCTAGCATTCCTCCCTACTACTCCGTGTACATCTGGCGCAGAGTGGCATAACCGAAAGGAGAAACGATGGCACTAGGAGAACTCAAAAATGGCATTGGCCCTGATGCCTATGCTATCTATCAGCAAGTCCTTGCGGCGGTAGTCGAGCGAGACCACCCCGTGGGCAGTCTGTACATCAGCGAAAACGCAACCAGCCCTGCCGAGCTGTACGGCGGCACATGGGAACGAATTGAGGGCAAATTTATCATGGGTGCGAGCGACACGCATCCGGCTGGTACAACGGTAGAGGCAGGACTGCCGAACATTACGGCTAAAGTGACCAGTCAGTATGGCATTTTTAATGCCGACGCAGAAGGAGCGTTTTACTTTGCGAATGGAGCCAATTATGAATATCCAGCAACGGGACTAGGCGGCGCGTTAATACACGACCTTCGCTTTAGTGCCGCCAACTCCAACTCTATCTACGGCAAGTCCACCACTGTCCAACCCCCGGCATACTGCATGTACTTATGGCGGAGAGTTGCATAACCGAAAGGAGCACACATGAAGATCATCGACAGCAACGGCGTAGAAATCGCCACCCCCGACCTGACGAAAGGCTCCCTCAAGCAGGAGACCCAGACCATCCATCACGATGCTGTGGCGGGCGTGGAAGAGGTCAGCCACTACGAGACCGAAACCTTGCCGGACGGAACCCCTGCAATCTACTATGACGCAGATGGTCGCGAAAAAGGCCGTGATGTCCGCAAGGTGGTGGACGTGCCCGGCGTGGAAGCACAGGAAGCCTACGACGAAGAGGTGGAGGTACAGCGGTATGTGCTGTACACCGCCGAAGAGCTGGCTGCACAGGAAAAGGCCCGCAAGGAAGCAGAGGAAAAGGCACAGCTGCCCACCGCAGAAGAGCGCCTTGCTGCTCTGGAAGCGGCTATGCTCGACCTACTGGCCGCACAGTAAGGAGGATGTTATGGTTTTGTTTTATGTGACCCAAATCAAGCTGCACCGCTTTGACGGCGCTTTTACCATCGACAACGTGCCTGACCGGTACAAGGATGCTGTGCTGGCAAAGCTGACGGAGGAGGGGTTTTATGAGGTGGAAAGCAATGCTTGACTTCCTGCGGGATATCTTTTCTGCCCTCTCCCACGCTGCCGGTGACAGCGCCGACAAGGAAGAGCCTGCCCCTGCACCGGACGTGCCCACTGTGGACACCGTGACCGGGTGGGCAGGGGAACCGCCTTACCGGTACATTGACGTGAGCCGGTATCAGGGCACCATCGACTGGGCACAGGTGGCTGCGGCGGGCTACAAGGGGGCCATGCTCAAGACCGTTTCCACCAACCGCAAGCTCTCAAAGCGGTCGGACGGCCTGTACATCGACCCGACCTTTGAAGCGAACTACCGCAACGCTAAAGCGGCGGGGCTGGACGTGGGCGTATATTACTACACCTACGCCACCAGTGAAGCGATGGCCGATGCAGAGCTTGCCCTTGTGCGGCAGGCAGTGTACGGCAAGGAGCTGACCATGCCCCTCGCGGTGGACGTGGAGGAAAACAAACTCAAACCCATGAGCACCCTCGACCTCACAAACCTCACCGCCTACGCATTGGAACAGGTGGAAAAAATGGGCTTTTACGCCCAGCTGTACACCTACACCGGCTACAAATACGAGCTGGATATGGCCAGGCTGTCCTCCCGGTGGGACGTATGGCTTGCTGACTACACCGGCAAGACCCCGAAGGTGGATTTCAAGTACAATGCCCACCAGCACACCAGCAAGGGCCGCGTGCCTGGCATCTCCGGCAACGTTGACCTCAACGTGACAGAAATCAACTACACCCGTATCATCCGCAAGAAGGGGCTGACCCGTCTCCGGGAGGGCAAATGACCGAAAAAGAAGCTTTGCTGTGGGTGCTGGGCATCCTGGGCAGCCTGTGCGCTGCGGCCATCACCATCGACAAGGTGCTGGAAATCATCCACAAGTACATCAAAAAAGCACAGGCCCCCGACGATGCGCAGAACAAGCGGATGGATGAGCTGGACAAGCGCATCGGCACCTTAGAGCAGGGCCAGCTCCAACACACACAGGCCCTTGCCCGAGATCTGCGCCGCTTTGAAGAAATTGACGAGGTGAGCCGTCTGACCCTCGACGGGGTGCGCAACCTTCTGGATGCGCAGCTGTCCGGCAACAATCGCGAGGGGATGCAGAAGAGCCGCACCGACATCGACAACTATCTTTTGAAAGGAGTTACCAATCATGGAAGCGATTCGTAACCTTTTGACCGCACTTCCCGCCCCTGTGGCCCTCGTGCTTATGCTGGGCGGCCTTGCGTTCTATGCACTGGGCTGCATCCGGCTGGGCTATGGTGCCGCTGTCAAGGGCACTGTGCTCGACCTCATTGCAAGGGCAGAGCAGGAGATCCAGGGAACCAAGAGAGGCGCAGAACGCAAGGCGTGGGTCGTCAAGATGCTTCGCACCGCCCTGAGTACCAGCAAATACGGCAGGTTCATCAGCTGGGCCATCACCGATGAGACTATCGGCATCATTATCCAGTTTTTCTTTGACCGCATGAAAGCGGCACTTGAAAAGCAGTAAGGAGGATATCATGGCAAGCACTACATACGAGCATTTTGTTGACACCAACAAAATGTACGCCGCACAAGAGCAATTTCGTGAAATCACGAAAATGGTTGAGTTATGCAAAATCTGCGTATTCGATTTGAAATATTGGTTAAAATCGGCCATTTTCACGAATGAGTTCAACTTTTCAAGCCCGAAAAGTTCAATTCATCACCATTTTGTCGTCATTGGCAATATGGTGCGCAACGCCGGACAGTTGCCGCAGCCTTTCTGGCTCGGTGCTGCCTGTGGCGGCGGCTCGTGTAGTGCTGCCCCCTGCGCTGCAAGGACTTGACCGACAGCAGATGACCGCCGCCATCAAAAACGCACCACTTGGGAGGGTAGACCGTAAGATAGCCTTACTGCGGTACGTTGAACGGCTCTCGCTGCCTGACATTGCAGCACAGACACATTACAGCCGGACGGCGATAGGTTATCGGCTGAAAGGCATTGAAAAAATGCTGGATGTGTGATACGATAATCTCAATTGGGTGCGATTTTCTCACGAAACGCATTGAAGCGGCAGGCTTTCAGGTCTGCCGCTTTTCTTTTTGCACGATTTGTGGTATAATTATCTCAACAAATCCTCCCGGCCTCTCGAAGAAGCACAACAGGGTGGATATTTGAAAAGGCTATGTAGCTCAGTTGGTAGAGCAGGGCGCGACCCGCCTATTGTCGCTGGTTCAAGTCCAGCCATAGCAAGCCCGAAAATGCTTGGACGGTTTTGAATAGTGCGCATACGTCAAAATTGCGATAGCAGAAGTAGGCATTTTTAGTTGATACAGTCTCCCGCCCGCCTACTAACAGTGCGTACCATGCGGGAGACGATTTTATATTATGAGGAAAAATATATGTGTGAATATTGTGGGATAAAACCTGCGTTTAAAAATAACATTTCGGGCCATTGCGTGTATGATAAAGAAGGAAGTCAAAGAGTTCTCGCTCACGGTGGAATGCACAGTGACCTTGTTATGGGGGTGGATGAAAACGGTGCTGTTTTTATAGAATCAGATGAGGGCGAAAACAACTTATGGTATCCATATTTTTGCCCAATTTGTGGGCGTAATCTGAAAAAATGAATAACCGTCCACTTAAAATATCTCGATTGAAAGGATCCGGCCTTTGTAGAGAGCGGCATTGCCTGTGGGCGGTTCCGCTCTTGATTTTTTGTCTTATTTGCACTAGTTTTGTTGAAACTCTTGTCTTGCAAGTCAAAACGTGATATTTTATTTTCGCTTCCAATGTGAAGCCCTTAACAGTTAAGCGCTCATGCGGATTTTTCCGTGTGGGCGCTTTTCTTTTTGCATAAAATAATCAAGCTTTAATCAAGGTCTAAGCAAGCTATTTTTTGTCCTTCGTTGTGCGTTCGTTGTCCTTCGATTTTTGCTGATGCGGTACACTGGGAGCACAAGGAGGGATGTATTATGAGCTATTATCCAGCACCCGGAGTGCCCTACGTTCCGCAGCAACCTGTCAATCCTTACGGCAGCATGGGCACGGTAGGTCTTTCCACTCCCCTGCCGAACACGCAGATGCAGCAGGCACAACCGCAGCGTCCGCAGCCGATGAATGGGCAGCAGCCTGTTCAGCAGTCGGCACAAGATGGCGGCTGGCTGCTTGGTAGACCTGTTTCCAGCAGGGAAGAATTTCTGGCGATACCGTCAGACCTGTACGGCAGACCGGTTTACTGCCCAGACTTGCGCAGCGGCGTGATCTACTGCAAGCGTCTCAATCCGGACACCTGCGAATCCTATGTGCAGGAGTTTTACAGCCCGGAAGCATGGCGGCAGATGCAGGCACAGCAGACCGCTGCACCGACACAGCAGTATGTGCCTATTGAGCAGTACAACGCCCTTGTGCATCGGTTGGATGAGCTTGAAAAATGGCAGAAGAGCTTCTCTAAGCCCGCTGCCGCAGCGAAGAAAGGAGAATAATCGATGCCCTCTCCGTTTGATATGATTACTCACAGCCCTATCATGCAGCTTGCAAATCTGGCTCGTGCCGGGCAAAACCCGATGGGGCTTATCCAGCAGTTGGGTGGGCAGAGTGCCCCCATCATGCAGGGGCTGAACCTGATTCAGGGCAAAAACGAAGCACAGCTCCGAACGATGGCGCAGAACTTAGCCAAAGAGCGCGGCATCGACCTGAACCAGCTGGCAAGCGTCCTGAATCTGACGTTGCCCCGATAACGCATCCCTCTAAGCGAAACGCTTCTCAGTTTTGCGGACTTGACAAAAACCGCTTTTGTTTGGCTTCGCCTACCGCATACGGCGGTGGGATAGCATAACGCAAAACTGAAAGGAGTTTTGTTATGGACGATTTTGCAACTGGCTATCTGGCTGGGCAGGACGGCGGCAATAACAACGGCGGATTCTTCGGCAACGAGGGTCTGTGGGCTGTCATCATCCTCGCTATCATCTTCGGCTGGGGCACGAACGGCTATGGTCGGAACGGTGGCGACAACGGCATGAACAGTTACATTCCCTATCTGGTCGGCACTGGCGCAACCGGGCAGGGTGGTGCAGACACCCGCGCGGCTCTGTCTGAGGGCTTCTATCAGCAGGATACCTCCCGTTCTCTGGCGGGGATTCAGAGCGGTATCTGCTCTCTGGGCTATGACCAACTGGCGCAGATCAATGGCATCAATGCCAACATCGCAAACGGCTTTGCTGGCGTGAACAGCGCCATCTGTCAGCTTGGCTACCAGAACGCACAGCTCGTAAACGGACTGGAACGTAGCGTGTCCAACGGCGACAACGCCATCAATCTTGCCATCATGCAGGAGGGCAACGCACGGCAGGCTGGTCAGACCGCACTTGCCACGCAGCTGGCATCTTGCTGCTGCGAGAACAAGCAGCTGATCGGCGACCTGAAGTACACCATCGCAACGGAGGACTGCGCTACCCGTCAGGCCATCGCAGACAATGCCCGCGCCATCGTGGACAACTGCAACGCCAACTTCCGCAGCATGATGGACTACTTCACGCAGGACAAGATTGCCACTCTGACCGCTGAGAACCAGAGCCTGAAGTTCGCCGCTTCTCAGGATCGGCAGAATGCGCTTCTGACGACTGCGATGAACGCCCAGACCGATACCATCCTGAACCGGGTTAATCCTCGTCCGATTCCCGCTTATCAGGTGGCAAACCCCAACGTGGGCGTGAACTGCTGCGGCTGCTGCTAACCAACACATTCCCCGATAACACCGGGTGAACCATCGGGGCAGGGGTAAGACACCTCTGCCCCTGATTTTTTAGGAGGAAAAAATTATGGCTTGCAAAACAAGCTGCAAACTCTGCCCGCACTTGGTCATCAGTCAGGCGGTCACGTTCGCCAATGATACGTTGACCATCAATATCCCTGCTGGTGCATACCAGAACGGAGAGAAGTATTGTATCGTAGTTGCCCAGAGCATCCCGGACACGACCACCATTAATGCTCCTGTTGTCATCACCATTGGCGCAGGCACTACCGCATACCCTCTGACCGACTGCAACTGCGCTCAGGCAACCGCTGAGAGCATCCACACTCGCACTCGCTACGCTACCCGTGTGGCAACGTCTGCGACCGGCACGGCCACATTCAAGTATCTTGGCTGCTTCTGCCGTTCCCACGCCGGTGCGCCCGCGTCCATTTCTTGAGGAGGTATAGATTATGGGCAAGACTAATTTTCGCCGCATGATGATGCTTCGCGACCACGACAAAAACCGTGAGCCGGAGCGCGACCGCCTTGAGGAAGAGCGTGACCGCAGGGAGCGTGAGATGGAACGCCGTCTGCGTAAGCTTGAAGGTGGCAACGACCGCTATCCCTATTATCCGCAGGAAGAGAACCGCTACATCGACCCCTACCCTATCCCCCGCTACCCTGACGTAGAGAATGGGCGCAGAATGCCGCAAATCGGCTTCTCGCAGAACGGCGACTGGGACAAGCGGTCTGGGCAGTACGAACGTGGCGGTGTAGACAGCCGCTCGATCAAGATGCCGCGCCATCACCTCACCCACGATGAAGCGGAGGAATGGTGCGACAGCATGGTCAACGCTGACGGCACAAAGGGCTGTCACTGGACGTTGGAACAAACACAGGACGTTGCCAAACAGCGCAATATCAACTGTGACCCAAACGATTTCTGGGCTGTCATGAACATGATGTACTCGGATTATTGTCAGGTCGCAAAGCGTCAGTCCGTTGACACTCCGGGCTTCTACGCTGACATGGCAAAGGCGTTCCTTGAGGACGCAGATGCCGCAGATGGCAAGGCGTATCTCTACTGGAATTGCATTGCTGATAAGTAAAACAAACCCCCTGTGTAGTCGTAATGACCGCACAGGGGTTCTTCTATTTTAACTTTAGAACTTAGTTTTTATTTGTTAAGCAGTTCTTTGATATAAAGCGTCTTAAAATTTTTCATATTAGGATGTTTGCTTCGAGCCATCTTTTCTGCCCGTTCTTCAACACTCAAAATACTTTCAAAGTCATCATCTACATCAACAACATAGCACATACACTCATGGTCGTGCTTATCATTCCAACCTTCAAAAAGAGCAACAAACTTTTTCATGATGTATTTCCTCCTTAAATCTTAGTTTTTATTGTTTTGCTTAATTTCTTCTTCAACCACAATGTACGGAATGTTCTCCAAGGATGTCCTAAGTAATGCAATCACCGCTCTGCCAGATTTTCCGTCTGCCAGTTTTGATACATCTTTTAGCTTTTTTAAGACATCTTCTCGCTTCACATACTTACCCATTATGATTCTCCTTAAAACTCATCATTTCAAATAATGTGCCGGAGCATCTTTCATAAGAAGTAAAACAATCTGCTCGTACCGCTTATGCGCTTCTTCTGTAATGGCGCATTCCAACGCTCTCACATCAGAAAACTGTAAGTTTTCTGCAAGAATTTTGAGCGTTGAAGTTTGCTCTAACACTCCGTTTCCATTCTTGAACTCGTAAACACTCTTGCACAACGCAACTAAGTCATTGTCACTAACGTGCGTGATATAGTTGTTCATTTCTCCGTAAGTCATAGAAGTCTCTCCTAAATCTCAGCTTTTATCGGCATTTGTCATTGTGGCTTTACACCAGCGACATTCTTTTTCTTCTTTCGTGGACGAGATATATCCGCAGAGGCTGCATTTTACTCCTACTTCCACATCATGAATGTTCTTTGCGGCGATATATTCCGCCGTCTTTCCTTTGTTTGCGTTTGGTTTACACATTTTCTTTTCCATAATAGTCCTCCTAAATCCCAACTTCTAACGTCAATCCTCCAAGAAATACTCCTGATTCAGAACTTGATTTACAATTCGTTCTGTACATTCTTTTATGACAGTAGAAGCCGGAACGAAATCTTCATAATTTACTTTTTCGTATTGCACTCCTGCATATTCAAAGAATTTTCTTGAAAGCATTTCCGCATCCGCACGGCACAACGGCTTTAATTCGTATTGCAACGGAAACCTTCTCGCTAAGGCTTGGTCGAGCCTATCAAATCGGTTTGTCGTTCCGATTATAATGACGTTGTTCGGCAGTCTGTCCATCTCTTGCATGATTGCAATAACAACACGGTTCATTTCCCCAACGTCATCTTTCTGCCCACGAGCCATACCTACTGCATCTATTTCATCAAAGCAAAGAACGCAAGGCGTGGTTCTTACATAGTCAAAAATTCTTGCAAGGTTAGATTGTGTTTGACCCAAGTGCGAATCAACTAAACTTGAAAATTGAATCCTCAAAAAAGGAAGTTTTGCTTTATGTGCGATATACCTAGCCAGCATGGTTTTTCCACATCCGCTTTGCCCATAAAGCATCAATGCTGGCAAATAAGGAATGCCCATTTCGTTCAATTTTTCAGATGCTCGATAAATAGCAACGATTTTCTGCGTTATACTTTTTTCTTCGTTTCTAAGAAGGAATCTTGCTTCTGGAAATTCTTCTGTATCCTCTGCGATCAAAAGATGCTGTAAGTTATATGGCAATTCAATAAATTCTCTTTTGCTCTCCAACTTGCGAAACATATTTTCTTTGAACTGGTCATCTTTTTTGGATGATATAGAATTCAAAATAATTTTAACGGCTTTTTGCGCGTTTCGCATATCGCCATCGCAAACAAATCGAATGAGGCGTCGTTCACTATCATTCATCTAAGAAATCCTCCAATTCAATCTTCCCCTCTGCCGCTGCAACTGCCAGAGCGTACACGAACTGCCCAATCGTCATTCCGTGCCGTCTTGCTTCACGGTTGATGTACTTGCGCTCTTCCTCGCTCATAAGGATGGTAATGCGCTTTGAACGCTTGCCATCGCCACTTGCGACGCCCTGATGCGATTCCGGCATCGGGATTTTTTTCTTTGTCAAACCAGCTTCGGCTAGTGCGCCGGGAACATCGCCTTGTTCGATAAGACGTTGAACTTCCTTCGCCTGTTTCAGCTTCTTCGGCTTGCTTTCGCTTACTACGGCATTATTTGGCTGTATTTCGCTGTCTTTGGCTTGCTTCGGCTTAATATCGCTTAATGTCGCTTCATTAGGCTGTGTATGGCTGTCTGCGGCATCACTGGGCTTAATTTGTGCTTGTTCGGCTTCGTTCGGCTTTGCTTGGCTTACTTCTTCTTCCTTTGGCTCACTTCGGCTTAATGGCTGTTCCGAAAAAATAGGCTGAAAATCAAACCCGCCAAGCAAGCCTGTGGATTTTTTGCTGGTTGATTTCATTCCTCTTCCTCCCAATCTTCATCTTCGAAGTCTGGTACAGCCGGTAAAGACTTCCAATGTGTAATGTTGTGCAATTTCCCATCTTTGCCTATCCACTTTTTAAGACCTCTTTCGTATCTTACGATTTCTACATCGTATTCGTCTTCACTAAATCCAATAACGTATTTGTTTGATTCATTTGGAAGTTTGTGCTTCGACTGCGCCCACTGATTCTCGGAAAGCTTTTCTTTCAGTTTTTCACAGTATTTTTTAGCGAGGTATTGCTGAGTATTATATGCAAGCTCTTTTTCTTCATCCGACAATTCATTAAATGAAACACCAAGATCTAAGAAATAAACCCGTCTTATATCTTCGATGCACGTCATTTCTACAAGGTGCGGGTATATATCATTCATTTTTATCCCCCTCTACAATTTTTTGCGCCAACGCCTTGAAATCCTCTGCGCTGGTACTCTTTGCCGTGTCACCGCTAAACAGGCTGTGCCGCTCTGCCTGCGCTTTACGAACGCCCATAGACGGTCTAATCTTCACGTTCAGCAGCGTTGTGCCCATGCTCTGTGCAATCACAGGAAGCTGCTCCACAACCTCTTTGGACAGGTTCTCTCTGCTTTTGTACTGGTTCAAAAGCAGACCTTCAATCTTCAATGTCGGATTGAAATATCTGCGAACATCGCCGATGGTCTGCGAAAGCTGGCTCAAACCAGCCAGTGCGTATCGGTCTGCTGTGATGGGAACGATGATGCTGTTGGCTGCGATCAGTGCGTTCACAAGCGCAAGACCAAGCTGCGGTGGAGTGTCCAACACAATGTAATCATACTGCTCAGATACGCTTTCAAGGGCTTCTCGTAGCCGAAAGTTCTTGCCCATGTCTCGGACAAGCTGCTCGTCAATGTCCTTCAATGCGTTATCAGACGGCAGAATGTCACCAGCTTCACAGTGCTGAATTCCTTCCTCTACTGTTCCTTGTCGGGTCATCACGTCAAACAGGGTGCATACGTCCTCTGTCTGTGCGCCGTAGGTGTCCGTTGCGTTGCACTGGGCATCGCAGTCCACCAGCAGGACTTTCTTGCCAAGCAACTGCAACGCACCAGCCAGACAGGTGCTTGTAGTAGTCTTTCCTGTGCCGCCCTTCTGGTTGGCGACAGCTATGATTTTTGCCATTTTATCACTCTTTCTTTATTCTTTCGGTGGTTTTGGTAAAGGCATCCAATGAGTTACGTCTTCAAGGACTTCTCTATCCCCCCATTCATCGAGAGAATCTGTTTTCCATTGCCTTTTTCCGAATCTGTCTTCGGTTAAATACCCAACATCAACGTACCCTTCCGTAAAAACAATTACGTTTTCCAATTCTTCTGGCAACTGATTCTTTACGCTTATCCAAGCTGGATAGCTGTCTGGCACTTCAAAGCTATCTGCGTCAATAGAATCAAGACAAGTCCCAATTCCACAAAGATACTCGCTGTCATTCGGACGATGAAGTACTTCCACTTCGTTGTAATGGTTTTGCAGATAATCTCTTAGCTTGTCTGCATCAATCAGTCTCATACCTTCTCCTTTCTGCATCATCTGCTCAATGTGCTGTATCTGACTACTTTTGCAATGCGTCAATCTCATAGAAAGCCGGAAGATACTCTTCAATCGCGCCGTCTTTCTTCAAGCTACCAATCAGATACCGCTTCGGGTGGTCAGGCCAAGGGTCACGGTTGATTGAAAGAATATCCGCACACGCAGCCTTTACGATGTCATAGACCGCATCTCTCCGCTTTGGCAGCTTGATAGATGGGTGCTCTTCCATCATCTTTACTTCGACAACCTTTGCAACCTCGATGCACTCTTGAACGGATAGAGCATCACACACAGACCAGTCGTACCCTTCGTATCCGCTTGTGCGTGGTTTTCTGGCGGCTTTTTTGATTTCCGGCTTGGAATTAGCCGTCTCACAATCAACCTCGCTAGAATCGGCATCTATGACGGGCTGCTTGGATTTGTACCCAAATCGGAACTCAACTGCTACTACCTTTCGCCCTGTGCAAATCTTTTCAAAGTCAACGACAATGTCTGAAACATTGCTGATCTCTTCCACTGCTGGTTCAAGAACTCTGCGGCGTAAAGCTCGGAAGTCGTCATAACTTGCATCGTTTGCCCCCAAGTGGTCACGCAGCTGCTTCAAACCAATCTTGTTCGATGTTAGAGAGCGATTCATCCAATCTCGAATCATGCTGTACATCAGAATAGATGCTTGCTGCTTCATCCCAATCGTATAGCGCAGACGATATTTGACGTAGCCGCTTCTTGCAATATCGAAGAACACAGGCCGTAAGTCAGGATTGCAGTTGATTGAAACATCGTAGGACAAGGATTCCCGATTGAACTTAACCTCTGCCTTTGTGAACAGTGGATACATCACATATTCCGTTCCATCTGCGTTCAGCGGCACTGAAACCACGTTGCCCAAGAAGTGCTTGACCTGTGACTTCAAGTTCTTTGAATTGAGCTTCAAATCCAGCAGCTTGCAATATTCAGCCAGCGTAAACGACACGTTGGAGCTTTCCGGGTCTCTCGGATTGATACGGCTCAGATAGACCTCAAGCAGCCGAAGCTCGCCTGCTGTGTAGTCCGTAAACTTCGCCCAAACCAATGCCTTGCTCTTTTCGACAAGGTTGTTTCCTGTCAATTCTGGCATTGCATCACCTCATTTCTTCCACCCTATTATACCACTGTATCGTGTACACGTCAATGATTCTGTACACAATTATTTTTCAACAATCGACTTCCACATTCTGTACACGATACTCCACTTTTTGTACACGATACCCTCCACTTCTTGTACACGTTCCTCCACTTTTTGTACACAATGCTCCACTTTTTGTACACGTTCTTACTATATATATAAACAAGAGATAAACAAGAGATAAATAATCATCATCAAATAGTGACGACGATACATTTTCAACAATTTCTTCTCTTCAACGGGCAGATTGTGGAAAACGACAACTTTTTTGCTGAATAAAGCGTATCCATCAAGCCCTATAACCTACCTGACGGTTCTATCGTGTACAGGAAATGGAGTGTAATCACACCAATGGGGGACGAATTGACAAGTCACGCTTTGATGAACGAAAATTTCACGCAAACTCGTTAATTGCATCTGCGAAAATCTGCCATTTACAAGCCTATGGGGGACAAAATGACAACCAAAAGCCATATTTATAACAGGGCTATTGTGTACAAAATGTGGAGCGTGTCCCCCTATATCCAACAAAAACTACGATAATTCGACAATCAGCCAGTTATATTATTGGGATTAACGGTATAGGAATCGTTGGATTTCATGGCTGCTTCCGTTCCAGCGTCCTGCGCCTGATATAGAATCTCCATCTTTGGGGCAGTTCCGTTCGGGTCTGGGTCTGTTCCGGTAGCCTGCGCCATCTCATAGTTGCCGGACACCATCCGGCAGACAGCGACCCTGTCCTTCAAAGGCGTGTGGAGGTTTGCCAGGATCTCCGTCAACACGCCGATGTGGTCTGAACCGTGATCTCCGTACCTGATGTACAGCAAGGCATCTATCTCATAGGAAGAACATTCCATCATAGCATCTATGAGAATCTGCCGTTTCTCCATGTCGGAAAGGTCATCTTCCAGGTGTTCCAGCAGCCCCGGATGAATACAAGCGTCTATGTATCGAGCCACCGATACGCCGCAGCAGGTGAACCAGCGCATAGCCATCGGCAGGGAGATGGCTGCCAGACCTTGCTCCCAAGTTGCTATCGTGCCACGATTCACGCCCATTTTTGCCGCTAACTTCTGCTGGCTCAAGCCGGAACGCATTCGAGCTATCTCCAATGCTTTGGCTGTTCTTACCAAATATTCATCCATAAATTCTCACCCTTTCAACAAAATCCAGCAAAACTGCCGGATTCGACAAGCCAAAAAATGGAAAAAGCTGCTATGGAGAACCAACAGCAGCCTATGTTATAACTGTATTGTCAAAAAATTCCAAAAAAGAAGGGAACAAAAATGAAAGAAACTGTAATCTGGAACCATGAACGTATGCCGATCATCGACGGAATGCCTGCAAGCGTTCCCGATGGGCAACCACACACACCTGAACCGTGGGAGGAAAGCTAATGAACCGAACCGTAGATGCTCTGATTATCCCATACGCTCGCAGACGGACGCTGGAGCTTGTCCTGAGCCTTTCTGGGTACGAAGCTGATAAAGATGCTTACCTCGAAGCAAAAGGAATCCTGGAACGTGCCATAGCCGCCTTAGACGATGGACGTGACCCGGCAGACAGCATCGAACGCATTGACGGGCAGCTTGTGGAACTGTGAAAGGAGAAGAAGATGGACTTTACGAATGGATTCTATAAAGTCGAGAACCCTGTCGTTCTTGAAGAAGTGAAAACTTTCCTTCAGTCAATGGAACGGCGTGGAGCAACCGTAAAAGACTTGGACGATGCCATTGTGCAGCTAAACAATGTTTCGCATAGCATTAGCACAAACGCGCTTGTCAAAGCAGATGTTTTGGACAAGTTGCCAGAAAACCCCTTTCGTTCCATGCTCAAAGACGTATTGCAAAATAAAGGATAATCGAGTTCCATCGTGGTTTTATTGGACACTCATTGTTACGTTAGCTTTCCCGATGAAAAACAATAGATGCGAAAAAATCATTCAATCTTAGCGAAGTTGTTAAAATGGTATTGACTACACAACTGAAAGATGTATAATCGTATCAAATGAACATCAGAGATTGCCGATCGGGAGGATATGCCACAATGAGTGAACAGGAAAGAGCCAAAATTGACCGATTTATTGCATGGCTGCTGGAACACCCTGAAAAGATTCCAGCAGCGGAACAAGCACTAGACTTAGAGTAACAGAAAACCCCTTACGCAGAGCTACACCAGCCCGGCACAAGGGGTTCTTTTATTTTACCGGGCATGAACGTTACATCTTCTCGATCAGGTTCATCAGCGCTTCACGCTGCTCCTTCGGCATAGATTCAAGTTTTCTTCTAATCCGCTCCACTGCTGCATCGACTTCACTTTGCGGCTGCTGGGGCGGGTTTTCTTTTTGGTTGCCAGAAACCAAAGCATCCACGCTTGTTTCAAAATAAGAAGCTATCTTATCAAGCGTTTCATATTTCAATGTTTGCTTTCTCCCGTTCTTCAAATCGGTCAAAGACCCACGGCTTGCGCCCGATTCCTTGCACATAGTGGTCACGTTTACTCCACGCTGCTTGCAGAGCTTTTCAATATTTTCGTACAAGTTTGCCATAATTCCAGTCCTCGCATTGTAAGGTTTGCTGAAATTACGCGAACGCTTAAAAAGGCCTTGCATTTTACGCGAAAGCGTATTATACTAAGACCGTACCGCGAAGGCGTAATGAATGATTTCTAGCAACTTCATTATATTACACTTATGCGTAAAAATCAATAGCCGGAGGTGAAATAATGGCTGAAAAAAAACCTCTGTGTGACTTTGGCAAACAAATCGAGATTGCTCTTATCCAAAAAGACAAGACCAACGACTGGTTGATTGAAAAAGTCAAGGAGGATACTGGACGATATTTTGACCGCTCTTACCTCTTCAAGGTTAAGACCGGAAAGCTGGAAACGCCCGGAATCAAGAAAAGCATCTGCCGGATTTTGAATATTCAGGATTCGGGAGCATAAGAAAGGAGAGAAAATGGCAAACATTCAAATTTTTGAATATCAGAACAACAAGGTTCGCACTGTCGATGTGGACGGCGAAGCGTGGTTCGTTCTGAAAGATGTGTGCGCTGTGCTTGGTATTAGCAATAACCGTATGGCTGCTGACCGATTGGATGATGACGAAAAGGGTGTCAGCCTGATTGACACCCTTGGCGGAAAACAGGAAATGGTAATTGTCAACGAGAGCGGTTTGTATCATGTCATTCTTCGCAGCGACAAACCAGAAGCGGCTCCTTTCCGCAGATGGGTTACGAACGATGTACTTCCTGCAATTCGCAAGACTGGAAGCTACAACGCACCGCAGCTTACCCGGTCGCAGCTCCTTGCAACTGCACTGATCGCAGCGCATGAGGAACTGGAAGAGAAAGACAAGCAGATTGAGGCCATGAAGCCGAAAGCGCTGTTTGCTGACGCTGTGAGTGCTAGCAAAAAGAGCATTTTGGTTGGCGAAATGGCGAAGCTGCTGTCTCAGAACGGCATTGACATCGGTCAGAACCGCTTGTTCGACTGGATGCGAAAGAACGGCTACCTCATTAAAGACCCGAAACGAAGCGACTACAACTTGCCTACGCAGCGTAGTATGGAGATGGGGCTGTTTGAAATCAAAGAAACCACGATTCAGCACAGCGACCACATTTCCATTAATCGCACTCCTAAGATTTCCGGTCGCGGCCAAGTCTACTTTGTAAACCTCTTCTTGAAAGCAAAGAAAACCCAGAAAGCGGAGGACTGAACATGGAACAGATTATCACCTTAAAGGTAGACCTTGAGTACCCAGACGAAGCGCACCACGCTATTGACGAAGCGACAAAGGCCTACGAGGAAAGCAAAAAGCGCTGGGATGCCTTTGAAATCAACGAAGCCAAAAGCAGAGCACGAGACATTTTGTACAACCTGTGCAATGAAGGCTACAGTATGATCTGGACGGTCACGGATGGCGCTGTCGGGCTGACGATGTGGAAAAGCTTTAAGGAGCCTTGTGTTGGCCAGTGCTATATGCCAAAAGAAAGCCTGTTTGACATCTGGGTCGAAAAGCTAGTTGCGCTGTGCATTGCCACAGGCCGGGAAGTACCGAAGTTCATCACAGATAAGGCTGGTGAGTGCTGGTAATGAAATTTCGTAAAGCGCAAAGTCGCAAGCGCAGACTGAAGCTGGCAATGGCTTCTGGCGTATCCAGAAACGATGCCAACAAGGTGTTGTGGATGGAGAAATCAATCAACCAGTGCTTTGAGCGTCACAATCGGGAAACCAGACTGAAAGAGAGTGGTCGCATTGGAAGAAAAGTACTGTGAGCGCTGCGGTGCCTTTCTTGGCCTTGTGAATCCGTGCAAGAAATACTGTGAAGAGTGTAAAGCCATTGTTCGCAGAGAACGGCAGGCACTTATAAAGAAAGGAATCAAGGTTGAGCCGGAACCGGCTTTATGCGCTTGGTGCAAGAAGCCGATGGTTCGGAAGTTCTGGTCTCAGAAGTATCACCCTGAATGCGCAGCATATGCAAACAAGGCTTTGACCAAAAAGTACAAAGCCGAAAAGCAAAAAGAGCTGAATGCGCTAAAAGCATCTGGCGAGTTCAAAATTACTTGGGATGTGCAGGAGCCAGAACGTGCGAGACCTCAAAAGCACGAACCTCCAAAGTATACCGTGCGCCAGATGAACGATGCCGCAAAGCGATACGGCATGAGCTACGGCCATTACAGCACTTTACTTGCACAGGGAAAGGTGAAGGCTCCTGATGAACGGTAAATACTACGGCCAGCGTGAAATCCGCTGGCACAGCCGGGAGAAAGACCGACTGGAACACATTCATAAAGGAAAGGACAAGAATGAAAGCATTCGTGGAAATTGCCCTGATTTGGGGCATTGTCCTGGCATTGGTTCTAGCAACGTTCCTGCTAAACTTCTGGCTGGTGCATCATATCGAGCTTCTGATCGGAGCTAAGGCGACGTGGTACATCATAGGTGTTGGCACTCTGATGGCAACCATCTGGATTTTCGGTGTTGGTAAGAAAGCATGACGCTGGAAGATGCAATGAGGGCCAGGTACTTCAACATCAACGATCTTAGCCGCAGATCGGGAGTATCAAGGCCGACGATTTACAGCATCTTGGGCAAGCGAAAGAAGCAGAAAAGTTCCGTTCGGGTCGATACGCTTCTGAAAATCGCAAAGGCCCTGAATGCAAAGATTGTCATTAACGAAAACAAACCGAACGGATTTGATATTGTCTTAAAAGAGGTGAAGAGAAATGAAAACTGTTAAAGGCACTGTATTGTGCTTTATAAGCATATCCATCGCCGTTGCAGCACTTGGATGCGGAAATGCCATCAATGGCGCTTCTAATGGCTGGGGGATGCTTGGATATACGCTGCTGTCCGTGTCTATGCTTTTTACCGCTTTGATTCTCGCTATTATCGGCGTTAGCGCGGAGAACGAGCGTATTGAACGCGAAAATCGCAAAATCAAGCGAATCGCCCACCACACCAACGAGTGGAGGGATGTTCAGTGAAATGCCCGATGTGCGGACAGGAAAGTGTCACGACTGTAGACACCAGAAACGAGGATGATTGTATCATCCGTAGAAAGCACTGCTTGAATAAAGAATGCGATTACCGGTGGTCTACCATTGAAATCGACACAAGCCAGTGGTACTCAGCTCTTCAAATCCAAGAGCACAGAAAGCAGAGAGGACGGCCCAGAAAGAATGACTAGCGTGAGCTTAGATAGATTCGGCGGCATGACCGAGCCGGAGGACGGCGTGTATTTCCTAACCCGTGAGCAGGAAGCAGAAGCCAAAGAAGCTGATCGTCTGGCTGAGATTGAGGACTTGCAGTCTGAAATTGAGGACAGGGAAGCGGAGCTAAAAGACCTCCGTGCACAGTTGGCAGAGCTGATGGCTGGTTGATTTCTGTACAGCCGTATTAAGCCAAAGTGAGAACAATGAAGCCTAATGAAGCCGAAGAAAGGAAAGAAAAATGGCAGTATTAGTAATGGTCTACGGTCATTCCGGCAGCGGTAAGTCCGCTTCGCTTCGGAACTTTGACCCGGAACATGTTGCGGTTATCAACGTGCTTGGCAAGCCGCTGCCGTTCCGTAGCAACATGAAAACCTATATCACAAACGACTACGGCAAGATTGATGCCGCAATCCACAGCACCAAGCGTAAGTCCATCGTCATTGACGATGCTACCTATCTTATGACAGGCGAGTTCATGCGGAACGCAAAGGTCGCCGGGTACCAGAAGTTTACCGACATGGCAGCCAACTTCAACGCCTTGCTGATGCGGGCGAAGGAACTGCCGGACGATGTTGTGGTCTACTTTTTCGGCCACAGCGAGCGTGACGGAGACGGTGGCGAGAAGTTCAAGACCATCGGAAAACTGCTGGACGAGAAGGTATGCGTGGAAGGGTACTTTACCATCGTCCTGAAAACTGTCGTGCAGGATGGGCGCTACCTGTTCAGCACTCGCAATGATGGGATGGACACCGTGAAAACCCCTCTTGGGATGTTCAACGATGCGCTGATCGAGAACGACCTCGCTGCCGTAGACAAGACCATCCGTGAGTATTACAACATCCTGGTTCAGCCGGATAACAAAGGAGAGTAACAGATGAAGAACATCAACTGGAATGACGTGCAGGAAGCCACCGAACGCCGTGACCTGCCTGTTGGCGGCTATGTTGCCGGTATTTGCAAGGCGATTGACGAGCCTGCAAAGGAGCGCCTGAACATCGAGTGGGAAGTCGCAGAGGGCGAGTTCAAAGGTTACTGGCGTGAGCAGACCGCCTCCCTTATCGAGCGTGGCAAGCTGAATCCGGGCGAATGGGCATGGGGCGGCAAGACCATCAAGAGCTACAAAGAGAAGGCGCTGCCCTTCTTCAAGGGCTTTATTACCGCTGTGGAGCAGTCCAATCCCGGCTACAAGTTCAACAACGATGAAAAGACCCTGCGTGGCAAGCTGGTCGGCGTGGTTCTCCGTGAGGAAGAGTACATGGGCAACGATGGCAATGTCAAGACGAAGCTGGTCGTTGACCGCTTCACCAGCGTGGACAAGATTCGTTCCGGTGATTATGAGGTCAGACCGAAGAAAACGCTGGCTGGCGGGTCTGGCTCCGGCTACTCGCAGGGCGGGAACGATGACTTCTCTGTGATTGAAGAGGACGGAAGCCTCCCCTTCTGACCTGTAATCCGTGGCCGCCTACCTTATATAAGAGCTGCGCTATCTGGCTGGACGGGCGTTTGGAAAGATGAAACACTTGGGCGATATCACAAAGATTCACGGCGATAAGATAGAGCCTGTGGATTGCATCACATTCGGAAGCCCGTGTCAGGATTTGTCCATTGCTGGGCGCAGGGCGGGACTTGCCGGAGAACGCTCCGGGTTGTTCATGGAAGCGGTTCGAGTCATAAAAGAAATGAGGTCAAGCACAAATGGACTGTATCCAACTTTCGCTGTTTGGGAAAACGTACCCGGAGCGTTCAGCTCCAATGGTGGAGAAGATTTCAGATCCGTGCTGGAAGAACTTGCCCGCATTGCACAGCTAGACGTTTCAATTCCTCGACCTTCGGGTAGGGGGGGGCAGATGGAGCAAAGCTGGAGCAATCTCAGGAGACGGATGGAGCTTGGCTTGGAGACAGCTTGACGCTCAATATTGGGGAGTTCCCCAACGCCGAAAGAGAATCGCTCTTGTCGCAGATTTTGGAGGACAACGTGCCGCAGAAATACTATTTGAGCGCACGGGCGTGTCATGGAATTCTAACGAGAGCATCCCGGCGTGGGAAAGCACTGCCAGACATTCTTCGGCAAGCCCTTCTGGATGTGATCGAACAAGCGAGAAAGTCATCTATGACGCAAGGGGAAACGGTGACGGCAGAACTTGCCCAACCATAACAGGCGACCACGAAAACAGAATCACAGACTACACGGCTATCGCTATCGAACGCAAGACCTTTAACGAACAGTCTTTCAGCCACTACAAGGAAAGCGACAAATGCTCAACCTTGAAAGCGAAAGCAGGGAACATTGGAAATGGCAGCGAATGCCTGATTGCAGAGAAAACCATCCGTTGGGTTGTTCGCCGTCTGACACCTGTTGAATGTGAACGGTTACAAGGCTACCCTGACGGATACACCGATATTGGCGATTGGACAGACAGCAAGGGCAAGAAACACAAGTACGCTGACAATCCAAGATACAAGTCTCTGGGTAACTCAATCGCTTTGCCACAATGGTTTTGGCTGGTGCAGAAGATGCGTCCTTACCTGAAAGAAAAGCCTACGCTGGGCAGTCTGTTCGATGGCTTGGGCGGTTTCCCTCTGGTCTGGCAAAGAGCATACGGTGATGGAACCGCACGGTGGGCAAGCGAAATCGAAGAGTTTCCGATGGCCGTAACAAAAAGGAGATTTGGCGAAAAATGATTACCTGTTGCAAAGACTGCACATCACGCCGTCAAGCTTGCCACGACACCTGCGAGAAGTACAAGGCAGAGAAGAAAGACTTCGAGGAACGCAAGGCGTTCGTGTATGAGCTGAACCACAGCCAGAGCGTGTACCACCGTGATTATGAGGATAAGCACCGGGAAAAAGGCAAGAAACGGTTTCTCGGAAGTGAATTTAGAGGTGAACGAGGATGAACGAATGGAGAGAAACGGCAAAGAATCCTCCGACAAAGAAAGATACTGGCAAAAATGAGCTGTTTGTTCTTTCGGTATATTTTTCCGAAAGACAGCGCAAATGGCGCATATTTCAGGAATCGTGGCTGCTTGTGGCATCGCTTCCTGATGCGCATCCGTTTTGGATGCCGTTGCCTGATTTGCCGAAAGAATTAGAGCGTACAAACAAGGAAATCAACGAATGAACACCGGCAAACAGTTTGAAGCAGATTTCAAGGCATCTGTCCCATCCGATGCGTGGTGCTACCGCCTAAAAGACAGTGCTGCCACCTACTACGGCGGCAACGAGAACCTGTCCTTTTCTATCGACAACATCTGCGACTTCCTTGTGTACCGATACCCGATGAACCACCTGTTTGAACTGAAAACCATCGAAACCTCCTCTATCCCTCTGGAAAAGGTGTTCGGCAAATACGACAAGACAAAGTGCAAATACCGCAAGGAAAA